CGAAGAGCAACCTAAGTTATGAATTTAGGGCAGACACAAAATTTGAGACACTCCCTAAGAATTTTACTTTCGCATTTCTTTTGGTCAAAATATTTCCGCTCGGCTACTTCACCCTTCTTGCCTACGTTAAAAGAATCTGTAGGACGGTGATAGCCCATTACGCGAGTCCAAATTTCGCATTTTGTGCGTTCTTTATCACTAATGCCAAAATTCTCTAATTCGTTTTTCATACGTTCTCCGTTAAATAACAACTTATTGATTACGTTAAACTTTTTACGCCTTACGGCTGACATGTTAAATAAGCGTCATTTATCACTGTAGCGCTTTTCGACAGTATTCAATAGGTCCTCGAACCTCTTGCAGTAATCGTCGACATTCTGCTCCCAACTCAAGACATCGAACTGTGTCTCGATCGGCAGCGCTCTTGGCTCTTTTTTCAAGACTGGCGATGCGGGTGCGCAGGCGCTCAGAGTCAGCGCGAGAGTTAGATTCAGCAGCACGCATCTCGGCGAGAGCGATTGCCTGATTTTTGTATTGTGTCTCATAGTCCTTGACTGTAGCTGTAAGTTCTGAGATTTGAGTTCGAGCCATTTTCAACTGCTCAGAATTTTGGCCATTGTGCAAGCCAAAAAAATAAGCACCGGCAACTATTACAGCACCGGCGCCAATTTTCACTAAATCAAAAGAATTCATCACATCAATTTCACCTCATCGTCTCGGCGATTCATCAGCCCCGGGAGGATTTCGTACATCTGTTTTCCGTGTTCATCCTTAACCAGATTTCCGTTCCTGTCTCTGATTTTCTTTTTCGCAAACGATCGGAATCCCTCCTTTGCTAACTCGAGTTTCCCGGAATTCAAATATCCTAGCGTCTTAGATTTGGCAACTGCGCTCACTCCCAGGTTAAATGCCAAATCTAATAATGCGATGTACTGTCCTTCGGTCAGTTTGCAAGTGACGTAAGGCGCCAAGCCCTCGGCGTGCTCGATCAAATCATCGCGAATCAGCTTTTCGGCTTCTTGTCTGGTGATAGTTTGGCCTGGTTTAACTCCTTTTGTGTGACCATATCCGACAGTGAGAACTCCTCCCGGACAACGGTAGGCTTTCAATCGGAGGCCCTCCCACTTCTTAACAAAATCTTCTGCAATAAGCGGATTCCATTGCGAAAACGGTAATTTTTCCTCATTCATTTTGACTTCCTCCTAAATGAACCTTCTCTTTAATGCGTTTCTCATGCTCCGTCTGGACCGTTTCCAGCATTTCTCTGATCCGTTGTGGGATGATTTGACCGAATCCAGCCTTCTCAACGTTTTCGAGAATTGAGATCAATTCATTCAGAGAAAGAGCACCAATTGCCCAGGCCCCAATCCATGGTTCATTGAATATCTGATCCACCCCGTGGAATCCGATAGCAACCATGAGGATGATGAATTTCCGGATCAATCCTTTTAGACCTACCCGGCTCGACCAAGTTCCGGTCCTAGCCGCGGCCACGATCCCACTAAGGTAGTCAAAGACAACAAACCCAAACAGCCAATAGAAGAGGTTTTGATGTTCTCCCATGAGACTGCTGATCAGAGATGTGAAACAGCCGGCGATAGTTAAAAAGAAACTCTTGAGAACTCCGGGATCAAAACTATTCAAACGGCTTAAAAATTGATCCCACATCCCTCAATCTCCCTATGTCGTCGATTTTGTAGATGCATGTTTCCTCCGATATGTAGATAAAAAAAGAAAGCCCCTCGCGAGGAGGGGCGGAACGATTAATTCAAGTAAGAAAAGAAATTTAAGTGATAGCTAAGCTTGGCCGGATTTCCACCTGTTATTTTGTAGAGGAACGTGTATTCCTCTCCCTTCTTAACTGGAGAAGTAACAACTGGCCAACCCCATCCCCCGTTGTAAGCCTGTGCAATATCCAGCGTCTCTCGTCTCATGGTTAGCATTACGTACTCTACCGAAGTGTCCTGAGCAATCTGGAGAACAAGATAACCATCACTGGGCGCTGTGTAGGTTAGAAACGTCTGGTTAGAAACCGAGGACGTGAATTGTCCAGTTTGATAAATCGTGCTTCTATAGAACGGTACCGATTTATGGCTACCACGGAAAGCGATTAGAAGTTGTTGGAGAAGCGCTTTTAACATAACGCACCTCCAACGCTGAAGTTAGTTTTGACTACCGACGCTCGGGTAAAACTTAACAACTGGGAAGTCGGTATTTTGTACGCTCTCGTACCTGAATGTGACCGAGAATGAAGTCCCTTTCTTGACAGGAACAATTCCTCCAGCCCATGTTCCTTCAATCGCACCTTGCCACAATCGCATACCCGCGTATTCAATCCATACGCCTTTAACGTTTGGGCTTTTGGCAGAAACTTGTGCAGATATATAGCCGTCGTAAGGCGCGACAAAAGATGATACTGCTGTGTTGCTTGGTAATGCAGTTGGACCTCGTGCAAGAATTGTAGGCAAGAGAGCAGGAAAGGCATTACTACCGACCCATTCCTTTTTGTTAGTAAGGAACTTCTCCGCAAAGAGTTGTACAAGTTGCTTAAGCATAATGCACCTCCGCTACGGATAAGTTTCTCAATAGCACTATACCCCCCCCCGACTAGCCTATAAAATTTTCCGAAGAGAAGCCTTCCGGAAATGCTGTAACCGATAATGTTCCCTTTTCGCATTGGAACAAATAGTTTGCTCTGGCCGTTGTTCAGAGAATAATTAGAACTTTGTAGGCCATCTCCCCAAACATTGATACTGCCTCCAGTGTCTACGACGATACACAAATACCCATCATAAGGTGCTGCAAAAGTATCAGGTTGACTTGTGTTAAGCGTAACGGATGTGAAATCTAGCTCGTTAGGAAGTGATTGGCTGGCCACCTTCGCCGACTCAGACTTTGAATAAAACAATGACAATAGGAGGCTCAATAAACTTTTCAGCATAATGATCCTCCTGTTACAAGATGGTTATGACGCTCCGACAGACTTTGCAAAAGCAAATGTTGTTGAACTGCTTGAGGCTCCGTCTCTAACATTAAAGTAGTAAGAAACTTCTTGGCCTTTGCGAACGGGAATAAACAAGCGTATCCATTCTTTTCCAACGCAAGAAACGTACATATCCGGCGTGTAGATAGACACGTTTGCAATGTCTTCAGCGTTATTTTCTTTAACGAAGAAATATCCATCTGTTGGTGCCACGTATTTACCCCAAGTGTCTTTTTGCAAAGAGAAGGTCGTCTGATTACTTGACGGATACCCTTGACCGCCGACCCATTCAGAGCGAGACGTAATAAATTTCTCAGCAAACAATGAGATAAGCTGTTTAAGCATAACTTACCTCCGGTGCTAAACACTGAGAAAGTTTTACTAAGATACCCCCCCCCGATGGTTTTAGTAAACCAACACGCGATATTATGTGCTTCCCGAGCGTACAGTCCAAAGGGTTGTCCTTTAGCCACTGGGCAGGCAGCCATTAAGACATCTCCTTTAACTTGTGGAGTTGAGAATGTGTTTACGTTGGTCGTCTGTGCTGCGGCGATGCAATTATCGGAATCTGCTGTGAATCTTATAGCAGCATAACCATCTGTAGGCGCAATCCCTTCGTAAACAGGAGCCCACCCAGTAACACTACTCGTTGTTGGAGATAGAGTTATAACGGATACGGACGGCATAGCCTGATGTCCCACCGCCTCAGATTCTTTTTTGCTGTAAAACTTGGACAAAAGGAGCCGCATTAGATTTTTTAGCATAACGCGCCTCCTGCCAAAGAATTAAGCGTCTGAACTTGCTTTGTAGAACCAAATAGAATAATCCGAAGTCTTTCCACCTCGGCATAAGAATTTAACAGTGGTTCCTTTTTTGACGTAACAGCAAAGACCACTCCCTGCGGTGTTTCCGTTGAGGACGGAGGCAAGCGCCATCTGTCCATTCTCGACTTGAATTTCAAGAGCTGAGACTGTGCTTGAATTGCTTCGAGAGGTTGCCCAGCCGTTGCATGGCGCAACATAGCTAAAGAAGTCGGTGGTACTCGTGCAAGGAATGTTAGTGCCATTGCGGACAATCGGAGCACACTGTTCTGCAACCCAAGATCTTTTGCTCTTGAGAAAAGTTTCTGCAAATAGTTGCATGAGGTCCTTAAGCATAATAGAGACCTCCGAACAAGGCGTTTATACCCCCCCCCGATTACCTTGACAAATCCTACTGTGATGTGTGAAACGAAGGCTCCTTCTACCGAATATGTGGCTCCTTTGCTCACGGGGATTGCGACCCCTAAACCTTTGGGTGCAGGTGCTTGTGCAGACACATGAAAAATATTGCCAAGTTGCGCTCTGACTTCGCTATTCGTATTGTCCTCAGCACTAGCATTGACGAATAAATATCCATCGTCAGGAGCTATCCCCGCATTGAGTATTCCCCAAGAACCGACAGTTTCGTCTTTGCTGAGAAATATCGTTTTTGTTGTGCTAGGCATAGCAGAATGCCCCGCCTCCTCTGGGGTCGTTCGGCTATCGAGTAGCTTTTGAATAAGTTGTTTTAGCATTTTGACTCCTCGCCCGGACAAGGAGCCCGAGCTATTACTTAATTTTGTAAACCGTTACCTGGATTATCTTTGCGTTTTTAATATCGCCTGCAGATATCGTTACTCCCTTCTTTACCGGAAAAGAAAACACATAAGACAGCCCTTCTGTTTCGACTGTCGTATGTACGTTGTGGCTATTAAATAGGATTGGGAACCAAGCAAAGGTGGGAGAACCTGACCAAACTGCCTGCCACGAAATTACTGCATACCCATCAAATGGAACAACGTAAGGTAGAGAGGTTGCTGTTACAGATTCAGAAAAATCAGTTAGACCAACAGTGGAAAGATTTTCTCCATAGATTATTTTACCCCCCCCCGCCGCTAAGACTTACAGCTCTGCGGGGCACAAACAAACTACACAACAAACTTGCCAATTCTTTAAGCATGAAAGAAACCTCTCTGTTTGATGGAACTACGATCGCTGACTGCCTGCTCTAATTCATAAGCCAAAGCTGTGGGAAATTCCGGGTAATCGACAAATGGGAATCCTTGTTTCTCTGGAAGATCCTTGAGTTCTTGCCGGTAATCTAACAATGCTTTTCTGTCCTCTTCTGTCAATTGAGATCGCTTAGTTCTTGCGGCAGATTGAACTGTTATATCCGGGAGCTGAACGTATCGATCAGTGTCTGAGATTCGAGCATTGCGCTCCCCTCTGACCTCCTGCTCATACTGCTGTTTCACGAAGTCATCATCCAGTTCCGAAAGCTCAGTTGAAAGATAATAGTCCCCATCGGCACTCTGGAAATATCCCTTAGGACTGGGTTCTAATTTCCAATATTTGATAATGGTCCCGTCTTCTCGTTTAAATTTTTCTGACAAGGTGTAATGGCTTTGAGCAAAAGCTTCATCCTTAGCATCGATGAATGCATGTTGTCCGGGAGAATTGGACGAAACTGCAATCCTCCCATCAGAGTCTTTTAGTGAATATTTAGACAAAGGTCGATTCATTGCCCTTGAAAGCATCTCTTGCTTGACTTCTTCAAGTGTCTTCATACTTTTTCTTTAATTAAGGATTCTCTGTTCCAGTGTCTTGTCCTGTCTGGGCATTCTTTATGTCATCGATTTCTTGCTGAGTGCCACCGTTCTCGAGGATCAATTCTTCAAGAATCGGGCATAAGTAATCATCAGTCCTATCGTTAAAACTATCGTCAGCCCAACTGTCGACTCCTGCACTGAAACCGATATTGCTTCTCGCCGTATTTTGTTGAGTAGCTGACAAGGTTTGAGGAGCTTCGTAAGAAACAGAAGGCGTTAAGTCTGTGTAGTCTGCCGATAAAAGCGCGGTACCTGCTGTGGCGTTTACGGAAGTTATCCGAAACATTCGGCCATCTGTGCCAACTACCGTGTCTCCAGCTTTTATATTTCCTTGAGGTTTTAAATCAGCAATCTGGATAGTTCCGGAAGCCGTTAAAACCTGATCAATTACTCGAACTGCATAGGCATTGGAAGCCGCCTCCACAGCCTTGGACTCTGCCGTTTGTGCTGCTGTTTGAGCTGTTTGTGCAGCCGTCTGTGCCGTTTCTGCGTTGCCTTGAGCTGTCTCTGCGGCTTGTTGGGCAGTCTGAGCTGTTTGGACTGCTTGAGCCGCGTTGTTTTCCGCCGTTTGAGCGCTGGCGGCAGAACTTTGAGCCGCCGTTTGTGCGGCCGCTGCTGACGCTTGAGCTGAATTCGAGGTATTTACTGCAATCGTAGATGCATCAATCGCCGACTTCGACTGCGCGATCGATGTTTGGATGTCAGCATCCCAGTCATCGACCGTTTGTTTCAGCGTCTCAACTTTTTCGTTAGCAGCGTTAGCCTGAGCTAAGGCGTTAGAAGAGGTTGAATTGGCTGTTTGAGCCGTTTGACGAGCTTCCTTTGCAATCGATAGGGCCTCCGAAGAATTATCAGAAGCTTGATCAGCATAAGCTCCGACATCGTTAATTGCATCTTCCGTCTGCTTCAGAACCTCTGGACCGCTGATCACGCCTGTTCCTGTAGGCGTGTAATGAAATTGAAATTTCGTTTTTGCCATGTTCAATTACTCCGGCAATCGCAGAAAATAGGCCAGTGTGTAAAAAGGCGGCTCATTGGTAACGCCAGAGATGCTTACATTTGCAGTTAGTGGATGAGTGTGCGTTTGTCCGCTTCCCGTATTTCCCACCGATACAGTGTGGACATGGTTCCCATTCGTTGAGGTAGTTCCCGTCCAAGCATTCGCGGCATTAAAACCAACTCGGCGAAGAACATCATCTTTGAATGAACCTCCAGCATCCTTCCAGTTACCATAACTTTCCACGTAAAAGGCACCTCCACCATCGAGACCACCTTGGCAATCCCATCCGCCAAAGGTGCCAGTTATGTTCATACTTCCTTTAGAGTGAGTATGATCACCCGCACCTCCTGTGCTTGCTCCGTGAGAATGAGCGGGTAACTGTGCGACAGTAAGTGCCGTTCCGCCAATGGTTCCATTTACAGACAGACTCGGAATTTCAATCGTTGCAGATCCTCCTGTAGCGCCCGCATCCTTAGGAAGGGATCCCTTAACAAACTTTCCTACTAAGTTTGGTACCGTTCCTCCACTGCCGTCCGAGCCTCCGTCACATAAAACCCAGCCAACATCAGCTTGTGTAGATCCCCAAAAGATAGGATTCCTGTTAGCTGACCCTCCAAGAGTTACGTTGTAAAAAGGAACAACGGCGCCGGCCGGCACAGTGATATCAATATTTTTCCAAACTGCTCTGTTCGTTCCGGGAGCTACTGCCGTTGAATGAGGGCCGTTTGGCTGCAGACATCGGTACTTTGTTCCGTTCTGCATGACCTCATTGCCAACCTCGTAATCCAGTAGGGCAGAGTAGTTCATGATTCCACCTTGCTGGAACCACACTGCAAATTGAGATAAAAGGAACAAGACACCGTTGAAGTCTGCTTTGTGCGGCGGAATACCGCCCTGTTCAATCGGAACAGCATTGACCTGACCCCAGCCCTCCTGTACAGACAATCGCCCGGTTCCCGCTTCGGTTGGAGTTAAGGGAGGAATCGTGTATTCCCCGTTAGCTGCCACAACTCCGGGAATTTGAAATTTAGGATAGTTGCTCATATATCAATAACCTTTGAAGGATTGAATACGCCCTGATTGAAGGGAAGAAGTTTTGATCCGTAGAAACCAAAGACCAATGTGTTTGGCACAACGGCTTCGACATTTTCCAGAACGCCCGCAGGCCTATTCAACAGTCCGTAGTTTTTGAGAATCGCGATTTGAACTGAATTCGGCTCCCCCACAATTCGGATGTTGATGGTCATGTCCTGATAATCGTTTACGAATGCTGGAAGTCCAATAAGACGGGTCAGCAAAGAATTGATGGTTTCAGCCGTTGAGTTCGAAACATTCACAACAGCCCGATAAAAAATCAAGAATCTGAAAAACTCATCATCCAGTCGTGTGTCCTGCCCATCAATTACAAGGTTTCGATTCACGCCTACACGTTTGCCCCACCAATCCAGCCAAACCCCAGAAGCTGTCCCAGGGTTCAAGATGAAATTAAAAAACGCGTCCAGTTGAGGGGACGCGTCTAATTCGGCATTGAAAAGTAACCCTAATTGTCGGTATCGCTCGGAGTGCGAATACTGCGACTGGAGCGCAATAGAAATCAACGATCGGACATTTGAGAGTTTTCTGAAATCCTCGACACTCAGAATGTTCCGCCAAGTTGCAGAATCAGCCATCGTTAGCCTCCTGTCTGGAATACCAGAGAGACATCGGACTCCTGAATCGTAGGCTCCACATTCGCAGGAATTTGGACACTGGATCCGAAAGCACCTGTCCCTAAAGCTACTTGGATGGATGCAACCGGAACCGCTGTCGCTGACTGAATTGCGGCATAGAACCGAGAAGCGTAGACAGTCGACGCCAATGAAACGCGATCATTTGAACCTTGTCCAAGAACGTCATTGATTACAGCCTGAATGACGTTGTTTTTCTCAGTCGGATTCATTGAAGTAGCAAAGAATTCGATCTTAACCTTCAAGGCTTGATTCTGAGGTCTGACAATGTTGTACACGTAGGTAGCGTTGTAGAACCTGGAGTCCGTGTAGGAAACCTGATAGCTTCCGGTAGTCCCACAGCCTGCATCCTTACGCTGGTAGATCGTTTGAGCGATCTGCTCATCCTCTCCGCCAACGATGGCGACCAGAATGGAATGAGGATTGATGCTCACACCGAACTGCGTAATGACTGCATTCGTCGGATTCTCTAAAACTCTGACATCGAGAACACCTTCTAACGCGGCCAGATTCGCCTCGATCGCTTCAACATATCCGGTGGCGTTGACAGCATAACTTTCGACCATGCGGTTTCTAAGTTCTGCGTCTGTTTCCTCATCGCGTCCAACAACACCTGCGGCAGGATTGTTAATAGTGTCCCATCCGGCAATCGTTGTGACGATTCTGTTTACTGCACCGGCGGCTACTTCTAGCGGGCCGTGTTCAATAGCGGTAAAGGTTGTTGTGACGCTTCCGGTGTCTCCAATTCGCGCACCTGCTGCGGCCGAATGTCTGTACTGATTGCCAAGGGAATCTTGCGCGATCGCACCATAGGGGATCACTGTTCCCTTCAAGCCTGTCAGCACGCAATTGACAACTGTAGGTTCGGAGATTTTGCGATCTAAACCGTAAAGAGCCGCCAGAGCATCTAAAAACTTTCCTGTTGCGAGATCCGGGTTGACCATGTTCGACAGGAAAAGAATCTCAGAGTTTTTAGCCTCGATTTCGGCCACGATCAGATCAAGAACCTGTCCCATTGGCGAACTGGGCTCAATATTCAGGAGCGGATCAGTTGGCGATGTTTGAAAAGCCTGCTGGATCCTGGTTCCGAGATCGGAACGAATCTCTTGCGTACTCGGCAGTTCTATGCCGACCAAAGGATTAAAAATGATTTGAGCCATAATTTTTTAGAACACAAAAGAAACTGTTTCGTCCTGCGCTGTCGTTATCGTGATCTCTCCGTGGAGTGTCCTCGTTTCCTCATCGAACTCGGTAATGTCCACAGAATCAACTGACCTCACACCATCAACCCTATTTCCAGCCTCATGAATCAATTGAGCAAGGACGGAGGAATCCAGCTTTTTCGCGAGCTGGGCTTCCTTCCATGCAATGCCGTTGGCCTGCTGGAAGTAAGCATCGTTCGTCCACAACCGAATCTCATTAGCTAAGTTCTGGGCTATTGCCAAAGCTCCGGACGTTAAAAGGATGTTCCCTTCTTTCGTCAGCTGAAGATCCCACGACTGAGGATTCAGAAGAGCGGTTTTTGCTGTATGCGGCATGATCTAACTTCCTCATTTATTGCGGGGCGCCGGTGCTTGAATTTCCGCTTTGAACACCTGTGTGCGTGTGGCTGGTGAGGCTGATGCCCTTCGCATTTACATCACCTGTGAATGTTGCATCAGCGCCGCCAGAACCACCGCCGGAAATCGGACCGTTCAAATTGATCTGAGCAGAGTTGACTGTGAAACTGGTGCTCGCATTAACCTCACACTCCGGCGCCTCCATCGTGATCTTTGTCGGAGCTTTAATCTTGATAGTCCCTTCATCTTCCAAATGAATAAAGACTTCCGGAGCTTTTCCCCAGAATCCTCCGATATAGAAAGAATCAGATGGATCGAACTCTCTAAAGGTCGCAGGAACTTTAGACGTGTTGTCTCCGTTCACATTTGAAATATCGTGTTTGGCAACAACAGCTAAGCCCACGTCCCCTACTTTTGGATCACAAACGATGGCGGCGGTACCATGCTGCAGACGAAAGTACGGCAGTTTAGGAATCGTTGTCACCTCAATCCCTTGAGCCTGTACATTCATAGGCTTTAGCAACGGTTTGGCCGTAACATACCCGGCGCCGGCCTCTGTGCCTGCCCTCTCGACTGCCGTTACCGTGACCGGAAACGCAGTATAGACAGTCTTAGAAAGGATCGACTTTACGAAAAACTCTAGGGCATTTATGGGATTAGAGCCTGCAAAATCATCATAGTTTGCACTGAATTCTTGATTACTCATCGACCTCACCACCTCGGATAGATTGCTGTAATGCTCGTTTTCCACGCCTGAGCACCAGGATCGTTTGCACTGAGCTCATGTCGAAGCCCCGTGATCTTCCAAGTTCCGGATGCTCTTGGGACTATCGTCTCTAATTTGAAATTTGCTCCGATCCGCAGATCCGGCCTAAAGAACGTTGTGACGTTGATTCCGTTATTGGAAAATGTCGGATACCCGATCATCCCATTCATTGCGTTAATCAAGGGAATAGATCCCTGAGTCTTCCGGATTCCGTGTTTTTCAACGAGCACCACCTTGTCATCGTCAAAAATCAGATTGGCCCCCACTGCTCCGGCAATTCGTCTCATTTTCGTAACCGGATCGCCTTCAATGATGCAGTCCTTGATTGAAGCTGTGATGTCGTTATTCTCAAGTGTGTAGCCGATCTCTTTTGAGATCTGGTCAATTAAGCCTGCGACCGTTTGATTTCCGTTAACAGAAATTGGCGGCTGAGGAATCAGTGCGGGAAATAGTCCGCAATTAGCTTCGATCTTAAAAGTCGGAGAAGGAGCAGCATTGAAATCCGCCCAGGCGTTAATTATTTCGCCCTTGAAGATAACCGACAGAGTTTTTCCCTTCTCTCCGGCAGAAACATTGATTTTGTTTCGCTTCAACGAAAATGACTTAAAACCTAAATGGGTCAGCCGCTCCATCGTGGTTAACGACAGCCCTTTAAGTTCTACCTGAGCCTTAGGAAATGCAGGACATCCGGACTTGTCGACCGTACACTTAACGGCAAATCCCTGAAACGTGACCGCCTCTTGACCGTCCAGCGTGATAGTTACAGCTACCTCTTTTTGCGTGTACGTTGTGTTTTTATCAATTTCCGGCAGTAGTGACGGCATTTCCTGCCTCCTCGTAAATCAATATCCATCGCGAATTGAGCCCCTCGTATTGAGGGTCCGAGTTCCCTAAGGTATCGACAAAAAACAAACGCCCCGAAAATAGAGGCGTCGGATAACAATTGATGTCGGTGCCTACACAACATCGGCGCCCAGCGAATATCTGGACACCCTCAACCATCAGGTCACAAAAGAGGTATTCGGCAACTTGTCGTAACCGGATAACGCAGTTTTGACCGTCAAGAACACATGAGAACTCTTGGAACGGAAGAGCACTTATAACGATTTGGTTCATTTTTTCCATCCTCTAATCCGATCCGTAATATCCTTAGCAATCCCTGGTTTTACTTGAGCTTGCCCTGTGTTCACCTTATTGGCCGAAGTTGCACGCTTGGGCGAGTACGAGGTTTTTTGCCGGCTTAGGTTTACAGAGACAATTTCAACAAACGAAGCGTGAACGTTGAGCATTGAGGCGCCCGTCGTTTGAGTTCGGGAAAAATCATAGTGATCGAGCGCCATATTTCGCCAAATTTTGGCAGGGCTAAATATCGTGCAGGTGTCGGTACTGTTTAATCGCCTATCAAGCATGGCAAGGGCCAAAACCTGAATGGCGTAATTACCGTTAAATAAAAACTCTACATTAACCCGCTCAGGTTCCCGCACAATGTTGAATGCTGCCAGCTGGCCGTTTTCAATGGGCTCTGTAGGAACCCTTGAAGATTTATCTGCATCAACTGCTCCAATAGAGGTGTACGGAACGAACGGCAGAAGGTTATTTCCGACTACCGCCCATCCCATGGACATTACAGAGTTTAGACTAGCCATTTAACCACCACCTTGACGATATCCGCTGGCCGCATTCTGCAGCATATCCTCATAATCTCCCTGACCTTCCATGACCGCACGGTAGGCGGCGTCATGTACGGCTTTAGGATCGGCATTACCTTGAATCGTAATGCTGACATCCGTCTTCATCGGCGCGTTGATAACCGAAGAGGAAGCCCTAGGAACAATCGAAGCGGCGGCGCCGGCCTGAGCTCCCGGAGGTGCTGTAACTAGTGCCTTCTTATCGTCACCAAAACCGAACCATCCGCCCACAACGTTTGCAGACTTAGAAACCCAGTCCGGCATTTCCCAATCTGTGAAGATTTTGAATTTTTCTTCAAACCAATTAAAAATCCCGTCCCAGACGGCTTTAATTTCGTTTCCTGCCTTTACGAAATTTTCTTTCATCTTTGGAACGGTATTTATCAGGTTCGCAATGTTCTTCGCTAAATCCCCGATAAACCCCACGACCGCTGTTATGGCTGCCACAACCACGTCCCCGAAGGCCTGCAGGAACATGTCTTTGAGCGGTGAAAGTTTGTCTAAAAGGTCTGAGATTGACTTCCAAGCGTCCTGAAACGACTTGCGGATTCCTTTGATCTGATCGTCCGTATAGCCTACAGATTTCAGGAAATCTTCAAATACGCTCGGTCCGCCTTTGGCGAAGACAATTAAGTCATCGATAGCCCCGGCAAGCAGGAGAACTCCTGCAATAAGAAGACCAATCGGACTGGCTAGAAGACCGAGCAGCTTGCCCGCCATCATAAGGGCAGATTTAGGCCCAAACGCCAATGCCGCTGCTGTAGCAATACTGGTTAACGCAATTTTGATAAATTGGCTATGCTCTCCAATAAACAAAGAGGCGTCGCCGAAAACCTTGACGGCCTTCTCAATGTACGGAAGGAAAAATTTCGCAATTCCATTACCGATACTTTGAATCGCCATTCCGGTCACTTGCCACGAAATTTTGAAGCGTCTGGCATTCTCTGCATCCTTAGGCGTTAAAGCGAGTTTTCGATATGTCTCTACCAGCTCCCCCATCTGCTTGTTGTTTTGCAGAAAAACGGCGGCACTTTCACGGGTCAGTCCGAGGTATTTCAGAGCGTAGTTTGCTTGGGCACCAGTCATGCCGTTGAGCTGCTTTCCCATACGAAGGAAAACTTCACCGCTTGCTCCGGTGCGCTCAGTGAAGGCTTGCATAGCCTGAGTGAATGCCTCGGCGCTTCCTCCTGCTGCTACGTTCGCTTTTCGCCACGCATCAATTTCGGACACATTCATCCGGACTTTTTTAGAGATGTCGTCGAGCTTGGAGCCTTCATCTATGTAATTGCCAAACATGAATTTGGCACCAAACATAGCGGCCAGCGGAGCAGCGTAACTCTTAATGGCGGAAAAGACTTGTTTCGCCATCGAATCCAGCTGAGAAAGAGATTTCGATGCATCCTTTGAAGCCTTTGAAACATCCTTCCCTGCTTTCTTACCGCTCGTTCCAACGTTCTCTAAATCTTTAGAGGTTTTCTTGGCGTTTTGTCCAGCCTCATTTATAGAAGAAGAGACCTCTTTGATACCGTCAGAGCCTTCTCCCAGAGCGTCAAGCTTTGCGCCTGCCTCCTGAGCAAATCCGAGCAACTGATTCAGCTTCTCAGACATCAGCTCGAAGAATTTAACTACGTCATTCGAGTTGACGGATACATCAATTACTAAAGAGTCGGTCTTTTGAGCCATGTTCTTAAGCGCTCTTTTGCGCCACCCATGAGTTGTAGTTCTTAATCAAAAGTGCCTCGTCTAATGCGTAGGCATCTTCCAGCGTTAGTTGTGTCTGAAGCTCGACCAAGGACGCCATGCCTCCGTTGATTAAACGAGAGATCAGAGGCGATAGCTGAGTTGTGACTGCTACGCCTCTAACCTTGGCACAATCGGCTAAGAATTCTGCACGGCGGGGGAGAACTGGCGTATCAAGTCGGGAAAAAAACCGAAGTTCGCCTTGAAGCTTTCAATTCTGAGTTTGAGAATTGTCAACGGGCTAGAGATATAACCGTCTGCGTCATCGAAGGAGAATTTGATCTCGCTCTTACCATCCACCTTGTAGACCTCGGAAAGCAGTTCATCTAAAAGGGCCTTGGCTTCTACATGAGGAACACTTACAAGCGCTTTGATCACGTCTTTGTATCCCATTTCGCTCTCAATATCGAGGTTCTTGCCCGTCATCAAAGCAATTCGAATCATTAGATCTTCAGCTTTAGTTGCAGGAAACGGATAAATCTTGAAGGTCAGCTGATTACCGCCGTCTTCCAATTTGATAACTTTTGGTTCCTTCATTTTTTAGATACGCTCCATGGATTCGAAGTGGAATACCCAGGTTGTCGGCGCCAGGACTTTATTCAGTGCCGGCATCGGATTTGCTGTCTGCAGCACACCATTTGAGAACTGGTAGGTCTTGCCGATAGACGGGATCTTTACTGTCAGATTGCAAACATAGAGCTGTTTGTTGGCGCTCATTGCTTCATAGAGCGTAGTGAATGCAGTCGCAGTCGGAGAGTTGGCATCCAGCGTGATCGTTACGGGGTAGATGTTCGGAGTAACGCCCGCCGCCATAAAGCCGTCTACGCCCATACGGGTCTCGGCAACCTGCTGGGAATCGGCAACGATAGCCGCATCTGTGGAGAATCTTTCCAGCTTCAGACCGTTCGGATACAGCTCTTCAATCGTCATAACTGCTGACGCATTGGCGGATGTGATATCTAATTTCGGTTTCATTTCTTATTCATTCCTAAATGAAAAACCCGCCTCACGACGGGTCTTTGCGGTTGTGAAATTCGATTACATGACAGCGGTCAGTGGCATTTCGATTCGTTGGACACTGCCGGCGTAGGTGAAAAATAATCCAAGTCTCGGACTTCCTCTTTGGGTTCTCACATTTGCGGAAGGAGCCTCAATCAAATACCAATAGCCTTTAGAGTAGAGGTCTTGCTTAATCGTCGGATTGTTGGTTTCCGTCAGCAACTGCTGAACCTGCGAGTTAGACAGAGCCAATCCTGTATCAATCACGCCATTGCGCTTGGCATCATTGATGGGATCGAGCAACCATGCCTCAACATAAGCAAAGCCGATAGCGTTGTAGGGTGCGCGATTGATTGCAGCGAACCCGTCCATGATCTGACGCTGAATGCGGGCCTTGAACCAGATCATTCCATACAGAGCGTCAATCCATTGGTAGATTCCGGAGAGCAGACAGCCACGGTTAATGAAGTCAAACTCTGCATTACGTGTTGCAAATGCGCCGACATAGTTGACCTTGAGATCATCCAGGGCTTCCGCCACTTCGTCGCTGAGAACGGAAGCCTTAATTCCGGAAGCAGATTTTGCGAACCATGTCTTGATACCCTGAATTGCAGACCAATCAATAGAAGCACCGACTGCAAGGAAGGCCGCGGCATCCTGAGCGGTACCGTAAACCATCGCCAAACAGTTGTAATTGCTTTCAGCTAATTGGGCGGCTTTCGTTGTGGACTGGGTAGATTGATCCAGCATCTTTGTGTCTGTGGACCAATCAAAGTACACGTAGTCATCATCAATGTCAGCCCAAGCCGCTAAAGCAGAAGCCTCAGCCACCTCTGTTGCATAAAGAGTTGTGAATCCGACCCAGTTACGAGAAACGGAAGTCACAAGATTCATGTTTTGAGCAGGTGTCAGAGCATCGGAACCTTGAGAGAGAACGGCTCCGGAATCCGCCGTCAGTCCGAGCAATGCAGATACATCCGTTCCAGTGGTCGCCTTTGTAGCGAAGGAGATTGAAGCGGTATCGCCTGTCTCTGTAGTGGTCAGAATGATGGCATTTTGATCAGAGTTAAAGGCGCCGGAAACTGCACCAACTGCAGAAGCCAACTCAGTTGCAACGTCACTGAAAGACTTGGCCGTGGAGAAGTCGAGGTTCACGACCTCTTTTTCTGTGCCATTGACCGAAATCGTCAGGGAACCGGTCTTAATGGCTGTCAGTTCAGAAAGTTGAGCTGTGATCGGAGCAGACTTAATCCAAGCGGCGGCATCTGCATTGATTCTGCGGGCTACAAAAAGACGCTGAATCGCTCTCTGCTGATTGTTTACGCCAGAGAAGTACTGGGTAGCAAAGTCGGCCTCAGGAGACTCCGCACCAAAATAATTCCCGACAGCGGCAGCGGTCACAAATTCCAGTGCCGGAGAATCTGCAGGAATCAGAGCATTCTGGGTCAGCAGCAGACCATTTGTTTCAAGATCGGCGCTCCCAGCTCCAATGATGCGAGGGGTGATAGAAACCAATCGATTAGCATTGATTGACATATTTTTCCTCAAAATAAAAAAGCGCCAGATGGCGCCGACGATAATTTTTATGGAGCGGCTATGAGCCACACCAGAAACTCATTTATTTGAAAATATCCTTTACAGCCTTAATCGCTTTCGCAATCACCCAAACTGCGAGCCCGTAACCGATTAGGTAAACAGGAAGAGCTGCATACAAAGGAACGGCAGTGACCATGGTTAGGGCCTCCGCTAGGTCGTGTAAAATGTTCATATTGACTGATTCCCTTGCAATCAGTTAACTCAAACCCCGCTCAGCTACCAACTGATCGGGGCTATTTTTTCTCTAAAAGACTACAAACTATTGTCTTTAGGCTTATCTGTTGTTAAAATCACACCTAGATTTTTCAGGCGGCCTGAGGGAAGTCGGTCCTTGACCTTCCTAGAGGGCCTGAAATTAAAAACCCGATGAACTCTAGCTCTGTGAAGACCATCACCTAGATAAGTCGGGTTTTCTGTTTTCAACTCCGGATTCCTACAATCTCATAACTTTCCGGAACGAATTCATCTTTTGCGTGCTTGATAGGAATCACCGAGTGTTTCTGTTTCTTGGTAAACCCTTGGTTCCTTGAGTTTCCGACATTGTAAATCTGTTTTTCTTTATCCTTTGGTGTGTCCTTCTTTCGGCTTATATCGACACCAAACACGACCTCCCTACCTTGATAGGGAAGTTTTTTATAAATCGTTATGAAATCACGGTCTTCATGATGGGCTGGATCGTTAGACCATTTTGTCCTAACGCCATCAGAAAGAATCGTCTCGAGATTTGACATTCCATACAGCTGACGTTTGGCAATTTCTTTTCTCTTTTTAGGATTCGTCTTACCCTCTCCTGTATAGAGGTACTTCCCACTCTCGTCAACGAAGCTTTTTCCAAGGATCACTTTGCCCATCCCAATACCGGGAAGACTGACAGAATATGAACCCTTTAAAGACTGAGCTGCTTCTTTGAGAACTGCTCTGGGACTTTTTCCTCCGTCAAGGTCTCGAGTGAAATCATCCAATTTAAATTTTTGATTTTTTTGAGCCTGTCGTTCTATCTTTTCCCCTACTTTCCCTTCTAACTTTCCTGACTTACCAACAGGAATATGGGTGCCCTTGGACGTTATCCACTCTTCCGGATCTTTTTCTGCATCCCTTGCTTTTCCAAGATCTGCATAGGTCCTTCCCAATCCGTACATCATTCCTAGTTTGAATGCACGCCCAAGTTTGAAAGCAAGTTGCTCATTCATTCCTTTTCCTTCGGTGGGTAGCTCACATCAACGTTTTTTAGGTCAACATCAACCGCACTAAAGAATCCCATCGAAACTTTGATCTGGCTCTGCATGCTGAGGTGAATCATCAGCGTGGATCTCCTGACATAGTTGTCAGAGTCCCCGACGATAGTTGTGTCTCTTGGGTCGTCTGCATGAAGAAGACTTATTCCTCTGTCAACAAAGAACTGCACGCCTACTTGAGACCTGCATACAGTCTCCAAGGCCTGAGCCCTCAGCATGGCATTCATTCCGTCGGAGCCGTTTAAAGTCGATGCATAGCAATCGACCTGAACCAAGACTTCTGTAGTCGTTGAGAGGTAAACATTGTCATCGGTTTGGTCTTTCGTCCAATCCTCGGCACTCGTCCCGTGTCGGACGCTTGAGATGTAGGAATAGATGACGTAATCGTTCCCCTCAGGAGGCAATGCCAGATTGTTCTGATTACCGTAGAAAATGTTTTCCGGCGCCACGTCCGGAACTGCAAATATCTCAAGAAACTCCTGGATCGCTGTCCGGATGTTCGGGGTCAGGTTTTGTGCTTTCATCTTCATCCTCTACGATGTTCAGCTTCTGAGGCGTGGTTTGGAATGTGCAGCGGACCGCTTCCCAACCTGCGTCCGAAAAATCCTCGATCACCGCAGTGATCAGCCACTGACCTCCCTTGGAGTCTTCGACATAATCTCCCGACCTTGCTAAGGGCCTATAGATTGCCCAAGGCCGCTCCTTCTGGTCGCTCGATGCGTAGAGGTACAGGCGCCGGATAATGGTGTTCTGTCCGGCTAAGTTGGCATGATCCAACGCACTATCGCCTTCGCTTTGAAAATTCCCTTGGATCTCCTCTGCTGGTGCGTAATACGCTTGGACAATCCCTCCTACATTCTTTTGGCCGACCGATCGATACAGCTTAAAAGTCTCGTCCGCGTAGTTGGCGTTAATTGCCTGGCGGACAATTGCGTGTAGGTTGAGAGACATTAGGAAACCTTCCAAGTTATTGAGCTTTGCAGGACGCCACTCAGCGTTAGAGGCTTTGTAGTCATCACGTTGTTAGGCGGAGTGCCTTTCCCTTTAGCCTTCTTAGCCTTGTCCATTTCTCCTCTTGCCTGCATCAGTGCCATCGTTAGATCTGATCGTTTAGGAAATGAACCAGCAGGAATACCTGCTTCTCGAATCGTTTGCTTGATGTCATCGGTAGCCATTTGCCCCATGACTCCTAACGAATGCTTTATGTCGAAAGTTTTTAGGAAGCGGGACCTAAATTTCTCCTGCCAATCCATTCGTTTTTGAGCGTAGGTGGCTCGCATAAACGGACGCGGAGGCATGTACAGGGTCGTGAATTTACTGTTCGGAGGAAGCCCTAGCTGAGCTGACAGATAGTGTCCTTGCTTACTCGTCACTGATTGAGTCCACCCATATTCCAAATACATCCCAATGCTGGCAATGTCCGGAATCATTATTCCGATCTCAAGCTTTTTATTGGCGTCGGCCTTGAGCTTCTCTGACAGCTTTTTGAACGCATTGTTAGATGTGATTTTGATGCCCATCATCATCCCCACGGATGGTAATTGTTTCCCGGATAAACTCGGCCGCCGATTCGGTATTTGGCAGTCAGCGTCCAGTACATGGCGCCGCATTGTGTTTGAGCCCACCAATCTCCGACAAAAGTATTCGTTTTCAGAAGGTCAAAGCTGGTACTCACACTTCCCTGCGTAGCACTAGCAATCCTGCCAACCTGACCGTTCGGCTGCTGGCTGAGTGTCAGCAGGTGGCAGGTTGCAAGATCAAGAAGGCGCTCCCTTGTATAGATCTTGTTGTCCGGATCATAGGGAGCAAAGCTGTCGGCGTCTGTATTCCCTACAAACTCCACCGCCAAATCAAAGTAGAACTGCAGTGTTTCGTCCGGAAATTTAACTTCATCCGAAAACGCAGGATGAAGGATTCGGAATTTGTCAGGATCAAAGACGACGACAGTCATTTTGTTAACCTTCTTCGTTCTTAACTTCTTCAACATTGACCGATTCAGGATCGATCGGATTGAGGCCGTGGGACGCTTCTTTTAACTCGTCCTCGCGGCCTCTGAATTCTTGAACTGATTTCATCTCAAGCAGACACGGAAGGCCGCCATTCACACCTGTAAACACAGCCTCCTGGCCATGCATGCGCTTGATATTTTCCCAGTCCTCTTTATCGATCTGGAATGCGACAGAGTTTCCCTTGCCCAGCAGGATCCCGTCACGTTTTCCTCTAAGCGAATCATTTACGCCCGGAAAAACGATCGTTTTTGTTCCGCCATTGCCATTCGGCACATCATCAAATTTGAGGCCGTGTGCCAGAGTGCAAGCAATGATCACCGTGGACTGAGTTTTAGCAGTGCTCTTCTTCTGGGTATTGCTGAAATTGTCTGCGACAACCTTTCCGGATGTTGCTTTCTGAGTTGTGTTTGTACGAGCCATTATTTCAATCTCCTAAGAAAGAGGCCCGAGAGATCGGGCCTCCGTAGCTGGTTAGTTCAGGTTAGATGCCGAGCATCGTGGCAACGAGGCTGGGACGACGAATAACAGCGCCCCAAGTTCCGCCAACGACCTTTTGCTTGTAGCTTGACATTTCCGGAACCACACGACCCAAGAAATACTTCTCAGAGAATGCGCAGATACCAGTCTCAATGCCAAACAGGTCTGGAACAGTCATGTACAGCATTTCACCAGCCGTTGTAGTCAGCTCAGGAAGCTGAACAACCTCGATGTTGGGGAATGACTGCTTGAGCATAGTCATGGCCGTAAGACCGAAGGAGTTCGGCTCGGTCAGGTAAGGAGCTCTGGTGTTGCTGACAGCGAGAATGATGCGGGAGTTCTGATCAACCAAACCGCCGTTATTCTTGCTAATTTCAGCCCAAAGCTTGTTAATGTCGTTATAGACAATGTTGGCAGTCTTCTCAGGCTGTGCAGCGCACTTTGCTGTCCACGTAGAGTTAGCGGTAGATCCCGTGGTGATGGAGATCGGAGAAATCGAAGCGTTCAGGTTCGGGTCATTTAACAGACCGTAGACCTTCTTACCTTCGACGCCATAAAGCGCAAACTTGTTGTGAGCCATCGCCATCACGTAAGCAGAAGCCTGTTGTTTAGAAGAAACAACATTCAACTTGGCCTTGGCCGCAAGGCCGACTTCACGATCGCCATACTTGATGACGGTCTGGAACAAGAAGTTTTCGCGAGTCGGGTAATCAACGTTCACGTCTGTGGAGACGTTCTCTGCGAAGTCAGAGTAAGGAGTCACATTGCCGGCATACTCTTCGACCGGGAAGGTGAAGAAGTTATCTGTCCAGTCACCCTTTCTTTCTTCGCCGAAAATCTTTGTAGCGTTCTGGGCGGCAAACAGGATGGGGACGACCTGCGGGTCAATGAATGTCGTGAAGACGGAAGGGACGCCGACAGACACGGGAGTCTGCAATGCGGCATCTCGAGCCATTGCCTTAACCGTTGCATCGTAGTCGACGTTGATCTTACCTTTGGCGTCTGTGGAATAGGACATGAATCCTTTTGCTTCCACACCATGCACGCCTTTTTGCTTTGCTAATTCAAAATCGTTCATTTTTTACCTCAGATTAGGATCCGCTCGCGGCAGGCTGATAACCGAGGCCGTGATTGGAAATGATGATCGTGTCGCCCTTTGCACCAGCCGTCTGAACTGTCCAACCGGTGTCATTTGCGGCGCCGGCAGCACCAAATGTGATGGCGCCAGTGGTCGGATCACAGAGAACAGCTTGACCGATGGTTGCTGCCGCAGGTGCGACGATGTAGTAGTCACCTCGAACGGCAATCGTCAGCTCAGCCCCTTTCGGATAAATGTCCGGAGTATCTGTGCCCAGCTCGATGGACGCTGTGAACGTGCGCTCAACAAAACCGATCGGTTTGGCCCCTGCAGAGCCCTTCAAGGATGCGATTGGGAATTTCACGGCTGTTCCGGTTGTGGAGGCGGCTACAGCAAACGCAAAACCACCGCACTGGACAGTACCGTCAGACAAGTAGTTCTGAGGCGTGTAGACGGCCTGATTGAATGCAACCTGCTGTCCCGGAATACCGATAGCAGGATAGAGACCTACAGATTTTTGAAGCATCAAAAAATCTCCTATTTATTTAACATTGTTCAAAATTGCGCTGACGGCAGTCGGCTTCTCGGTCACCTTGGCGCCGGAGTCTTTCGCACCAGCTAAGGCCTTTCGACCCTGCATGTAGGCGCGATACGCAGATCGAGCTTCGGATGCGGGGATGTTTTTCAAACCGAGTTTCTTGAGTGCTGCCACATAGATGGAACCTGCGGAGTCATAGGATCCGGCACGGATAACACCTAACACCGGCTTGACTTCTTCGATTGCGGCCAGTTCAGAGTAGATGGCGTTTCGGAGAATCTTCATGGAGTCAGAGGCAGAACTCTTTTCTTCTTTGCCATCATCAGGTTTCGGATCCTCATCTTGTGCGCCTTCATCTTTCTTCTGGGCGTAATTCAATCCGGCAGCAAAAGCCTTCTTCTCTTCTTCAGAAGCTTCATCAAGACCACAGGATTTCAGTGCATCTTCTGCTTCTTTTTCGAGATAGCGTTCTTCGCCTTCGCGTTCGTGATCAGAATCGAGGCGTTTAGGATCGTCCTTCTCACGTTTTTCGCCATAAAGGACGCCAGCTTCAAAACCAGCCTTGAAGTTCGGATCCTTCATTTTTTCATCGAGCTCCGGATCGTCGTCCTGTGCCTCTTTTTGATCATCAGGCTTGGGATCTTCGTCTCCTGTAGCCTGAGAGTAAGCCAGGTCAGACAGAGTTGTCTTAAGCTTTTCAGCTTCTTCGTCCGTCAGGCCTTTTGCCTTCAGTCCTTCGATGATTTTTTGAATCATCGCGTCTTTGTCATCATCTTGAGCGCCGTCAACGATTTTTCCGTTGGGATCAACGGAATGCAAATCGATAATCGCCTTTGCTAACGTCACTTCAGCCTGCTCAACAGCGTCATCTTTTTCCATATTGAGAAAGTCCTTATTAGAATCGCGAACTCTTACCTCAGGCCCAGCGCGCCCAGTTTCCACAAGCGCCAGATGGTTCGCTCTGATCCGGCGTTGCACATAGTCGTATTTCTCTCCATCAGGTGTCTCTCCCGGCGTGAAGTCGGGCTCGAACGTATATGCCAGGCTCAACTCACGCATTGAACCGTCCTCGATCCTGCTGCGTGCGTCCTGGTCGTAAATATGTAGAGAGTTAACTAAAAACGGAGCCTCAAAAGCTCCGTCCGTTCCGGTAGTACCCACACGGGTTTGTTTGTTCTCGGGGGCTCCGTGATCATCGTGATGCTCCAGATGAATCGGGATACCGTTAATTGATTGAATAGTTTCGGGAGAACTAAGTTCTTCAGGCGGTCGATAGGCGTGATAGATCTTTTCAGGGTCTAATCCGAGCTCTCGCCAGCCTGCAATCTCTTTCCCGTAATACGGAGCAACTTGAACTCTTGTCAGCGGAGACTTTTGGACATGGAGGAAACCGTTGTCGTCCACAGATCGAACACTCACAGAATCAATTGCAACCGTGCGTTTTAGATTTCCCACAGTAATAACCTCGAAAATGTTTAATCCGGAAGGATGCTTCTGAACTGGCATCTGCACCAATAAAGCTCACCGGGCATCACGTTCCGACCGACCTCCTTGTCGTACAGGCCTTTAGAAAGATCAAACTCTTTTCCGTTCATCTCAATGTGGCTTTCTCGACTGGTGTACTTGCCAGGGACATGAATCCAAACCCCGCGAGTAATCCCTAAACCTTTGCAGTTGGCCTGCTGAATCTGCTGATTCAGTTTCAGCGTTTGGTCAATTGCCACACGCTGAGCTCGTTGAGCCGTAAATGAAGAAGATCGTCCAAGGGCTTCCACAATCTGCGAATACGTGCCATGACCTTCGTAAGCATCCATAAAGGCAGAGCGAATATTTGTCAGCTCGGATGTTGTGATGTTGCTGATGAGGCTCGTCGTGTCGGCGACCATTCCCGGTAGTTCATTTATTGCCTGAGGCGTGATGAAGAAGTGCTTGCGCGTCTGCCTCATCTCATAAGCAAAAACGGAATCAGGAATGCCCGCCGCCTTGAGCGATGCCTTTTGAGCTGTCGAGACATCGGCGGCAAGGTTTTTCACGTACCACTCAGCAATCTGGCGTGTTTCCCGATCCGCCGTTCTTATCCAGTTGCCCATGTTACGGGCTATGAAGTCATCAACATTGCGACGGAATCTATCCGGATCACGAAGAACCAAGCGGTTAATTCGTTCCTTGATATTCCGCAGCCGTGCGCGATCGAGAGGATCGTCCGGACGGAACGTTAAGGAAGCGTCCTCGGTCAATCCTCCAGCATCGGACAGATAAAGGAGAATCTCGTTGAGAATCCTATTTCTAAAGGACCGCAAGAAGGTGTCGAGCTTCTTTTTGAACTTTGCCTGTCTGCCTAGATTCGGCTGAACAGCACGAGCAGTCTTCATTAGAAAATCTCTCCAGCTTTGTCTTCATCAACCTTCGGCGCCGGCGCCACGTTCTCGGCCGAGCGCTGTTTCAGGAAGTTGTTCATCAGCTCATTCTGCTGACTGGGATCATCGGTCATGAGCTCTCCCTCCATCCCTTCCGGCAATTCTTCCGGAATGAAGTCCAAACCCATATCGGAATCGCGTCGGACAAACTCACGGACCTCTTCAGCACTCAGAACATTGCGGTCCTGCAGAACAGCCAACATGTCGACCTTCGTCTTGGCCGTGATTGCTGTGGCCGCGGCATCTGCCTCTCCAAGTTCGTTGAATTTGAATGTAATGGACTGATCAACGTGTCCAAATTCCACCAACTGGATAGCTTTCAAGACAGTTTGAATTGCGTCTCGATTGAGCTCTTGTTTTGATTTGATATGGTCGTAGTAATTCCGGATGTCGCTCTGACCGGTAGCGTTGAAACCGCTCGGAGAGATTCCGAGCAGCTTGACCGCCGGTGTACGGTTAATGGCCGCAATGAATTCCAGAGCTTGACGAATAATGCCTTCAACTCCTGAGATCGTCAGTGTGATGTTCTGCAGATCCTCGGAAGAATCACAGGCAAAAATGGCCTCATTAGAGCGATAACGCTGTAAGAGCATCATCTTCGCGTCTAACTGCTCAATCCCGCCAGCTTCAAAAGCCTCAGCAAAATTTGTTTTGAATACCGTGAGGTTGAGTTTCTCCAGAATGCTGACGCCCGTTTCTCTGGCCTTGTTCCAGTGCAGCACATAGTCCCATAAGATCTGAGCCTGTGGGATTCCAAGGAAGTTATAGGCTGGTCTCAGAAGTAAAGGGGGCTCATTGTCAACCAGTCGAATAAGACGAGATGCATGCACCTCTTGCCCAAAAACAAACCAAGACTTTGGCTTAAGGTAATCATCTTTGAGCGGCTGGTTGGCGTTGTAAAAACCAGGCGAGACATTTACCGGATCAATGACAATAAATTTGACCGACTTATCCTCGCCAACCAGTTCTGCTGATTTGTCAGAGAAATTAAGAGGGAGCTTTAGAGCCTCTCCTTCGACTCCTGTGTCAACGAAAATGAAGCATCCTCCCATGAAGCCGACGAGGCTCAGGGCTTCATTAAAAAGCCGTCTCAGTCGATACTTGTTCTCCTGCAGATCTTGGAGCTGCTTAACGTTATCCGCCGATTCGTCTTCACCGCCCTCTACCTGAATCCATTCCCGGCACATATCATCCGCGACAGTCTGAATACAGGTGCGGATCATGCCGTTTTGGGCGATATTCTGAAGGACACCGTAACCGACAAACGATGTCATCGGGAACTGTCCTAGGTCCAAAGCGTGCTGTGTCAAAGATGCATAGTACGCGTTGAAACTCGAGCCAATCGCGGCATCGTTCGTGAAGCGAGACTCCTCTTTCTCCGGCTCTTTGGTGTTCAAAGTGATCGGAGGATAAAAGAGCGCTTTAGCATCTTCCGAAGAGAACGATGTTCTAGGAGTCACGAAGCGAGAGCCTGCCGCGTCGAGGATCTCTTGATTGATCTTTCGGCGTTTGTTTTCGTCCAGTTGATTCATGATTTTCAAAATCTAAAACGTGCCTGCTGCATCTGCTCTCGGGTCAGAATGACGCCTGAGCCGTTGCGGAAATAGTTCAATGCCTGAGTTGTGCTGTCCACCTGGTCATCGTGAGAACCTGCAGGAAACTCAAGCAACTCACTGACGTAATGCGGCACCCAAGGCGCTGCACTGTCTTCCGGAATAAAAACATTCCCTGCCTCAAAATAAGGAGTGACGGACGATGCCCGGGCCTCTTTCGATTCAGTGGGCGTTATCGGAACAAATCCCGAAACCGTAGATTTCAGCTCAGAGATCACCGCCGATCCGTTCGCCTTATCTTCAACCAGCTTCCGGACAACACGCGGCCACTTATGGGCAAGAACTCGGACCATCTCTTTTGTCTTCACAAAATCCCATTGGCCCCGTACTTGATCAAGCAGGTAAAAATTCGGTCCTTTTTTGCCCCACACTTGACCGACCACATAGTCGGAGTTTTTGGAATCCTTGAACGTCATATCCCACGACATGAGCGTATGGTCAAACTCTGGCGGAAGGCTTGTTGCTGTCCATCTTCTAAACCACTCGAGCTTGAATAAAGCACCGCCATCGGGAACCGGATGCTGCTGATACAGTGCCTCCCAGTCACGACTGCCGATCGTTTTCTGGATCTGCAGCAGAGTTGAGAGCGGATACCGCTCAGGATGCAGGGCTTCCCCAGCTTTGCGGTGCAATTCGTCATGCTCCGCAATTGCCGGATAATTCACGATCCGGAATGTATCTCCCTCTCCCATTCTCTGGATCAATCGACCAATCAGATCGTCTGTGTGCCAACGGGTGGCCATTACGATGACGCCTCCTCCGGGAGACAGTCGGGTGTATGCGGTCGATGTGTACCAATCCCAAATGGAGTCTCGAATAGTCTTAGAACCTGCTTGAGCTCGGTCTTTAATCGGGTCATCGATAATCAGGATATCGGCACCCTGACCTGTTATGCCCCCACCCACACCGCAAGAACGATAGGCGCCGGCATGACCAACAATCTCGAAGAGGTCAGAGGTTCTTATATAGGATCCCCGGGAGTCGGTACGCACTCTCGAATTGCTGAGCCGAGTATTCGGAAACAGGTCAAAGTATTTCTCATCATCTATTACGCGCTGAACATCTCTGTTGAAGCGCTGTGATAGGTCTGAAGAATACGATGTTGCGATGATTTGAAGCTCCGGATTTCTCCCAAGGGCAAAAGCCGGAAAGCGCCTAGAAACAAGCTCACTCTTCCCGGATCTCGGAGGCATCGTGATAATTAGCCGAGGAGACTTTTTGTCCGCCACGTCCTGCAGGAACCTGTCCAGCTCATCACAAATTTCTTTGTGTACCCAGCCGAGCAAGTAGTCTGGTTTTGTGTGCAGTGTGAAGTAAGACAAGCCCTTTCGGGCCTTAGCTAGTCTGATCTCCTGTATCGTTGGAAGCCGCATTCACAATACCCTCCAGCGCGTCTAACTGTTCCAAGGTGAGCTTGCTTAGATCCAGCTGGTTAACCTTATCGACCTTGACCGGTTCACCGTCTTTTCCAGTGATCTCCTTCCTGTCAGTCTCTTTCCACCCACAGCGGCTTTTCATGTAAAAAATAGTCGCTGCCGGATTTCCCTCTCGAATGAGAGCCATCAACTTTCCGCCAACAAAGGCGTTGGCCTTAGCCTTTCCCTTTTTTATAGCGGTCGCAAAATTCGCAAAATCTTTTTTTCGATTCTGTAAGGTTCGATAACTAATTCCGAGCGCGAGAGCGATCTCTTCCTCGTTATCACAAACCTGAGCCAGTTGTTCAACCTTCTCTAGGTCAATCTGAATGCGTGGACGAGTCCGCTTCTTTTGAACTTTTTCTTCCATGCCTTCAACCTGCCTGTAGTTAACTGGTCATATCGATGATCTTCTGAATTAAATCCTCGGATCCGAAACTTTTAACGAAATCCTGAACCTGATCTTTGTACTCGATCGGAATTGAGAGCGTCAGATTAAAGCTGTCTGCCTCGGGCTCCTCTTTTTCCGGTTCTTCCACTTCTTCAGTTGCTTCTGTAGTTCCACACAACAAAGCATTCAACTCTTCGTCTGAGAAACCAGTGACCGTCGCTAAATCTGTATCCTGCAATTCCTGCAGCTCAATTCTCAAGAGATCAATATCCCAACCAGAATTAAGAGCAATTCGGTTGTCTGCAAGGATGAAAGCCTTCTTCTGAGCCTCAGACAATCCGGTTAATTCAATTGTCGGTATTACCTTCAGCCCGAGTTTCTTAGCCGCCTTCAAGCGTCCATGTCCGGCAATCACTCCGCCCTGATCATCAACCAAGATAGGATTGTTGAACCCAAATTCCTTGATCGAACTGGCGATTTGATTCACCTGTTCTTCAGAATGCGTCCGGGCATTGTTTGCATACGGAATCAAGTCATTAACCGGCCTGTAGAGAATTTTGAGTTCAGATTCTTTCATAGCTTTAAAAAGGTGCGCCCAGCATTTTCAGCCGAGCGCACTCCAACCAACCCCAAGGAGATAGTTTGTTAAGGCGGTTTTCTCCGCCATTCTCGTCAGGAGAATTAGAAATCCAGCGGAGTGAGCATCTTCTCGTTGAGAATCTAGGCTTGCTGGATGTTGTAAATGGCTCGGTGCTTAAGCCCACCGAGAGGCTGGCGGTTGTCGATAATCATTGAGGTCAATGAAACCGCTGAGATGTTGGCCGTCCGCCTGTTCTTTAATAATTCGATTTTGGAGTACGGGAGGACAATCGAAGATTGAGCGAACGGCCGAAAAACAAAAAGCCCCAAAATCGGGGCTCTCATGTAATCGATCGGCTTAGTCATTGCATCCTCTTTTCTTTGGACACACGGGCTCCTCCGCAAGGAACCCGTTCAGATTAAGCCTATCGGCGCCTGAGTATCACAGGCTTGAAATTGTCTTATTGACAATACCACACCGAGACACCCATTGCAATAAATGCTATTTCTTAGCTGGTGCTTGCACTTCCTTTAATTCTCTATCCGGGAATCTCGTAACACTAACCACGCCCCTCCGGAGCAATGAGGCAGAGGCAACGTCACTCAATGTCATATACGCGGCCAACCCAGAATTAAACTTGGCATTCTTCACGTTATGCACTGGAATGGTTTCTTTTCCATCACTCAAGAAGAGACTTATGTAATCGATTCCGAGGGCCTGATTTGTATCGTTCTTAAAAACTAACCGTACTTTCACATCCTTCGGACCATAAATCGTGGCTGATCGCGATAACTCATCAATCTTGGTTTTTATGTCTTTTCCAATAAAAACATTCATAAACTGATTGTTTTGAGAGGAACCGACGCAAATCTCATTGGCATTGCAATCTTTCAGCCCAATACCGCCCACTTTAAATGGAAGTTGAAACTGGGCAAAAGTGTCTATTCCACTTCCTCTCTTGCACCCCAAATAAGTGGCATTTGGGAAAACGTAGTTAATTTTTTGCTTGGCCTCTAAGACAGAAGAACTTTCTAGGTCGCTCTTGTATTCTTTGCATGCCGGAACTTCAATATCCAATCGGGCATTCTTAATGACCGGAGCGCCAAAAACTTCTGAGTATGTGACTGGCATCGTGATTTCAGATTTGCATCCAGCCAATAGAAGAGCAGTCAGTCCAACCAGGACAGAAAGGGATTTTTTATTCATTTTTGATCTCCTAGGGTTTGTATGTAATTTTTAAATTTTATCAGGGCAGGTTGAGAAATAATCCGGCGAATATCCCATCTTTACCTGAGACATTCGCACTGTTTTCCCTTATTGTTTTTCTGCTTTATCCTTTGCTGCTTCATAGGCTCTGAGCCTAAGGGCAAAGAAAACCAAAGATTCCTTAATCCAACCTTCTAGTTTTATATCCTTCACTTTCCAGATTTTCCGCCCAGCTCTACGCAGAGCATAATTATTGGAAAACACATAAAGGAGGATGATGTTTTTCGCCGTCTTAACGTTTAGTCCACCTTCTCCAATCGTCAAAAATTCGGCCCCTGGCACATCCAGGTATTGCCAAACCAAGTTGAGCAAGTCTGCATCTCTTTGGTCAACATTCATTCCAAAATCATCAGATCGATCTTCCGGACCGGAATAATCTTCAGAAAAATCCGTCTTGTTTCTCGTCAATGCGAGAGCTCTCTCTACTGCGTAGGCAATTGAGACGTTTTTGACAACACGATCACGATATGCCCGGCGCCAATTGTCCAAACGAGGTCTGAGATCATCAATGAGTTTTTGTTCTGTTTCTGTCATCCAAGAGTCCTCACGTAGCTAAACATGCAGTAGAGATAAACAATCCCGAGAGCTGATAGCCCCCATAACTCAACCTTTTTTCTGAGTTTGTCGCGGCGTTCTAAATAATCCGTAATCCATTTAAAGATCCAAAGGAAGACAAATATCGCGACGTAGCAATTGATCATCCAGAAAACATAACCTTCAGTGCTAGTAGGCCAATACATTCCATCCCCCTCCCTCTTTCTTCGGTTTAGGTGTGACGATGAACAGCGGAATCGGGCACTCATCAGCGCACACTTTGCACTTCACTTTTGCATCTTCTTGGAAGATTTTTAGAGATCCCTTGACCTCATGCAGTTCTAGCGTTTTATCAGGACGCATGACCAAAAAATCAGGCGTGTAGGAACAACGATTTGAAGCAATCTTCCAAGTGAAGCGCTCGAACCAATATTTGAGGATTACCCCAGCGTTTTTCTGTTGTTCCAAATAATCTCGATAAGCGGCCTCGGTACGATTCATTTCACCGATCTTGAGCCTACCTTTTGCTTGTAAAAACCTTTTCATTTATCCCTCCTGATGGATTTGTGTTGTTTGATTGAATTCTTTGATGCTGTTTCCAGAACATTAGAGTTCCGTTGAGCGATGATCTGAGCATGCGAAGGCCAACGTTCAAACTGCGAGAAGAAGTCTCTCCTGCGTTGAATTTGCTCGTCTCCTGCTTGTTCAAACACGGAGCATCGAGCAAACGAGACCGGATAGCACTCGATTCCGGCGCCTTTGTCCGGATGGTGGCAGTAGATGTTCATGTCCCCAAAGGACGGTTTCGGAGGCAGATGCTTCTTTCCGTCTGGACCTATCCAAAAGGCCTGAGCATGAATGCAGTACAGACAGCAGCCGCTCATGGCCTTCTCCTTTTTAACCGATCGGTTAATTTGGTCTCCTGACTAATCAGAAAAACAATCCTCACCAGTAGCCCAAACAGCACCAGGTTGATGAACACGACCGGCGCCAAAATGATCATCAGTAACTGCCATGCACTCTCTGACATAAACCCTCCTAAAAATACGGTTCAGGAGCTGGCTCTGACTTCGTTAGCTCCAGCCACGGCCTCACCGGAACACGCGTCCAAGACGTGCAGAAATTCAGACTGGCGTTGTCTCTCCAAAGCTTGATAAACCCTTCCCAAGAACCGTTTCTCTGCTTGCACAGGTTCAAAACAAAATCAGGCTTGGTGTCATCGACATCTTTGCCTTCTGCCTTCTTTTGCACTTTGGAAAAATCACGAGCCAAGACAAAAACATTGAAGGCAATATTCGTGATGTTGGAGCTCCCTTTGATTGAGTCTTTTGAAGCTGAATCAAAGACGGAGTAAGTTTTTGAACTGGCATCACCACGCTTGCGGCAATGGGCCACAACGACAATGTGGACATTGTTGGTTCGAGCAAACTCAACCAGTTTGGTCATCACGTAATCGGTTTCCTTCTTGTCCATATCGTCTCTGACACACATCATCAGAGAGTCAACAAAGAGGATGTCTGACCTGTAGTCACGGACGGCTGAATCAAGGAGGCGCAAAAGTTCGTCCGGAGAAACCTTTCTCTGAAGGTCACAAATTCGCATCCTGGAGGCGAATTGTTTGAAGAAGAGGTCAACGTCAGGCTCTTCAATCATCCGTTTATCAGTGCTGCAGACCGTCTGCATGAGCATTCTTTCGATCGTCCGTACCGGAGCCATTTCAAAGGAGGCGATGTAGAGAGAAGCCCCGCATGAAATGAGGTGAAGTCCGATCTGCCCCAGCAAAAGAGATTTGCCGGAACCGTTTTCACCGGCCAATACCGTCAGTTCTCCTGGTCGGAATTCAAAATCTATCGGACGCCCGACACAGCCTTCATTCGTTTGAGTAAAGGGAAGCGTGAACTTGGACACATGAGTCTTCTTCGCTTCCAGATAGTTCTGGAAGTCATTCTTAAACTCAAGAACGTCCTTGTTGATGAAGAACTCAGGAGGCTTGTAAGCCCTACTCTCGTATTCCGACAAAGAGGTTTCTATTTCGGCTCCGCCCGTCGGATCGCCCCAGTAGTCATCAAGCTCAGGCGAAACGCTTGTATTTTTTGGATTCATAGTCAAATTTCCACGCAATCAGTTGTTTGTTTTTGAACATCACCGAAACGATGACGGCGGCGGGTAGAGCTTTAGGAATTTCAAGCATCCAACGACGGACGGTTTCTCTGAGTTCGGGCGTATCGTCGACATCGATAAAGTCGATCAGTACGGTCTTGCCTCGGAGAAATTCGGCCTTAATGTGATTTGGCTCATCACAGAACGAAAACAACACCGTAGGAACCTGAGGCCGTCTTCTGGGCAACACCTCAATTTCATCTTCGTAGATCGCATCAGCCTGATAGAGAGCCAGCTCACTGTCAGTCAGGCGAGGGAAAAAGACCAATTGGGTAGTCGTAAATGCGTCCGGATGCTCGTAAAACGTTCTACCCTGATCGTCACGAACAACGGCAGCAGCGGCAAACATCATCTCTGCTCCTTATTGTTGGACAGGTCTTTGATGTCGTAGGCGCTCATGCCGGCATGAAGCTTTTCTACGAACTTAGATCTAGCACCAGTTGAATACGTGACTGGAGGAAGTTCTTTGTTGTATTCAGAAGCAGATACCCAATGAGCATTTGGATCTTTCCAATCGTCTTTAACCCAATCGGCCTTGAACCCTGTCCAGTTGCGGACCATCATTTCATTGATGACCTCTTCCAATTTCCAGCCGGCGGTTTTAGCTTCCTTACGAAGAAGCGAAACCACTCTTTCCGTTACCGGCGCCTTCTTTTGCTTTCGATAAGCCAAAAAGTCCTGCCAAAACTCGTCAGTCAATTCCTCTGGTTTCTGGAGGCGTTGTGTCTTGACTTCCTTTTTTGGCTTCGGTTCAACTATTTCCTTTTTGGAAACACTTGCCTCCTGCTCTTCAAGCGGAAGTTCTTCCTCAATGGCTTCAGTTTTTAGAGAAACTGGTTTTTCACGCTCACGCCCCGCGAAATTTTCTGCAACTGCCGACTGTTTTTCGCTCTTTTCGGTGCGTGTATATGTTTCTTGTTCTTGTTCTTGTTCTTGTTCTTGGCTTCGGAGGGCCTTAGAAGGGGCTTCTAAGGGGCTTTCAAAGGTCTTATTTTCTTCCTGTGTTTGGTTACAGAACTCTTTGAAATCAGGGGCCGGAATATCCTTGAACCCAAGGTTAAAGCGCTCGTTATATTCTTTAATAAACAGGTACTTAAAGTTTTCCGGCATGGATTCAATTGCCGTCTTAATGCCCGTTACTCTTTTGTCTGTTGGCTTTAATTCCGGAGCAATCTGAAATAGCGCCATCTTTTTGACGAACACATACTCGCTTTCATAGTCGTAAATGGCGAAATCCTCCCTTTGAAGGGTCTCCAAAGCCTCTCGAATACCCTTTAAATGGCCTTGGAAGGGGCTTGGAAGGGGCACCGAAGGGGCTTCTAACGGAAGTCCAGTTTCTGCTGAGATTTGACACAGAGGACAATAAAAGACTCCGGTCATGTCATTGTTCGGACAAGAGAGCAGATAAGCCGCCACCAATTTGGCCGAAATATCGCCTCTTAGTTTCCGACCAGTCTTCCCTATCCAGAATTTTGGTGTGATGCTCGAATATTTACGCATTTTTTAGCGCTCCTATTCAAACGGAAGAAATCCGATCGGCAATAACTCTCTTTGCATCATCCCAAGGAAAATCAGGCCGGAGCTCTTCCATCTTCACTGCACCTTTCGTGAACTGTTCGATTTTTGCGCAGTGACGGGAAGGAATAGGACGTTCATTCCTAATCCAATTTGAAATATTTGAGGCCGGAACACCTAAATAATCGGCCAATGCCTTCTTAGACGGTGCTCCAGTCAATTCAAAAAATTCAGCAAGTTTCATAAAAACCACCGTTACCTATTTGGTTAGATTTTATCATTATCTAATTGGTAAGTGTCAATTATCAATTTGGTAATCTGTGCCTAAGGAGATAACTATGAAAACAGTTGCTGAAATTCGTCGAGACAACTTAAACACGCTCGTTAGCAGAGCTGGCTCCCTTGCGGAGCTAAACGAACAGTTGGGCAGGAAACGAAATCATCCTTCGCTCGGACAGATAAGGAACCGATCTGATAGAGGAAATGGAACGTTTTACGAAATGGGCGATAAGCTTGCCCGTGACATCGAAGAAAAATTAGGTCTCAGTTATGGCTGGATGGATACCAACCACACTCCGGACGACTGGCCAGATGACAATATCATCAACTTGAAAAGAATCAACATCCAAGCCTGCTGCGGGTCAGCTGGCGTCCAGAACTACGAGGATGATGCCTTCGTTGAACAAATTCAGGTCTCACGTCCTTGGTTCCAAGAAAACATTAGCAAGATTAGAGAGCAAGGGTACGAACTCATAACCGCTTCTGGTGACTCCATGGAGCCAACATTTAGAAATGGCGATTTAATTGTGGTTGACCGTCAAGACAGAGATCTTAAACGGGACGGTGTTTTCTGCGTTCTCGTTGATGGAGACCTCTACGTGAAACGCGTTCAGCGCATCCCTGGGGCCATTCTCTTTATTTCCGACAACTCTCTCTACAGGCCGTTCGAAATACCGCTTAAGGAGGTTGAATTTAGACTCCAAGTCCTGGGACGGGTTGTTAATTCAATGAACCTAAAAAGATACGATTAGTTGGCTTTTTGTTTTTCTCGTATTTTTTCTTTAAAGGAGATGGTATGGGGTTGTTCAATTTATTGAAATCCTTTTTATCCCCAAACAATGTCGATTCTGCCCAGAGCAACAAACCGGAAGTCATAGAGCGGTACGAAGAACCTATCCCCGAGGTCCTAACATATAAGGATATTTATTCGAAAAAGAAAAAAGTAAACGGAAGCGTACCAACCAAACGGCATTTCAGTTTTGTTATTGATCTTTCATTAACTCATTTAAAGGGGTTCAATAAGGAGCAAAAAGCGGAGCTTAAACGAAAAATTTTGCAAATTCTTGGGAAAGACTTGAATGTTAGAGCGTTAACAGATAAGAAAAGTCCTATCCCGGAATTGATTAAAAACAGCGATTGGACATGGAACGAATGGAGTTTTTGGTATCCCATCCTAAAGGAAATGGAAGTAGTTCCTCGGCCTGTTTACTTATATGTAAATTTAGAGAATCCGACAAAAGAACAAATTTTCCGCCTATTTCTTGACATGCTTTGGAGACGGACTTTTCATTACGCGGATGAGCTGGCTGCTTCTCAATTAGGAGAATGTAAAACCACAGTCAGAGTTTTATTTGAAGGAGAAGAAGAGCTTTTTGAAGACTTCAAAAAATATAGAAGCCCATGGACTTACCCAATTTTGCCATTGAATTTTGTTGATGTAGTCGTTACACGAAAGTTGTTATAGCTCCATTTGCTTGATCGCGCAGACCGCTTCGGCGGTCTTTTTTTTGTCCCCAAAAAACAACAAATTTTCAACTCAAAGATTCTTATCGTCTTGGTAACAAAAATCTAACCTAATTGATTGCATATTTTATTACCTATATGGTAATATTTGCTTATCAAATTTATAGGACAAGACGATGTTCCTCTAAGGTAAACAATTTCAGAATCCGGGCCATGGAGTACTAAACCCGGACGCAGCAGGTAGAAAAAGAGCCTGTGAGCGAAAAAATTCGAAACGGCCGATGCAGGCGGTGCTGGTCACGCGAAGGAAGACAATCGAACACCAGCAGTCAGTGAAGTGAATGAGTAAGGCAAACGGTAGCCACGAAACACTTTTCAGCTAGAGACCTCTGACAAATAAAGGCATTTGAGATGCACGCAGTATCAAGAACAGCAAACCTGCGTTGAGGTCCCGAGAAGCTAACCAGATGAGGAAATCAAAACCAAGAACAGAAACTCGGGCGTCCCAGTCTCGTGAACTGGGTGAGCTAAGCGCTCTCGCAAGAGTAAGAGAAGAGCGTAAACATAAGCGTCTTCCGGATTCTCCTGAAAGTAATCGTCCTAGCGTGTCATGGGTTCGGAGGTCGCTTTTGTTTTTTGAAGGAGACAACAATGGGAAAAATAATGACCTACAAAGAGACCGCCAAGTGTCCTATCTGCGGCCTTCTCTTAGAGAAGCAGGAAAAAGTGATCCATCTGGGGATACCGGCGATCAAAGCCGAATGTCCGGATTGCGGATACGTGAGCTATTTCTACAGCGCAAAGGTCGATAAAGAGTTAAAGACGCGAGTAAAGATCAATGATCTTGTCGTAGAGGAAACCCAAAGCTCCGGCAATGATTGCTAGGATGCCTAGAAAATGTTTCCAGGTGACATAGCTACTCAGAGAACCCTGAATCTGAAGTTGCACCCATTCCCTAGTGATAGGGTCATTTTTATCTTTTTTAGCCATCAATTTCTTCCTCAACAAATTCACGGTCAAATAAAGCTATCCAGCCACAATGACCGCACCGAAGGATGTTGACGCTCTTGAGAAGGCTAGGAATTTCGGGCCTGTTTCCGAACTGAGGATCAATTGCCCTGACCTCTTCTGCCGTCCCACCGTGCTCGATAACGGCCCCTTCAAATTGGTTGTAAATATGGTTTTCAAAAGACTGGTCGAGAATCTTGGTTTCCGCAACTGTCCCGTCCGAGTTTTGCTGTGTTTGCCAGTCGGTGTGATGGCAGATTGGACATTTGAATCCGCCAGTTTTCTTGTTTAGATACTTTTGCCACTGAGCAGTCGTAATTGTTTTCGACATGTGATTTCCTCCAGTCGATTAATTATCCATTCAAAAGCCCCTTCCCTGTCAATTTTCTAGTGTCTGTTCGGTGAACGGCAGAAGAAGGGGTTTCTAAATGAATAAGCTTTAAGGAGACAAATATGGAAAAACCGAAGAAATTAACGAAAAAGCAAAGGCTCGAATTACTGGAGCAGAAAAGAGCTGCCAAGGCTTATTGCGACGAGTTGGCCAAACGAAATGAGTTCGACTATGGAAATTGTTGGGATTATGCCTGCGAGTTCGGACGCGGCTGGGAAGTTGATGAAATCTACAACTACCTGCGCAGGTATTGCTGAGAATCCTATGAAAATACCTTTCCCCAGTCTTCCGAAGTATCAGGCCCGCTGGATTCCTGTTCTATTCACTCCCGTAACTTGCGGTGAGGATGTTCTATTTGTAGGCATTTGTGGCGAGTTCAACAACACTAAATTCGCAGAGAGAATCTTGCCGGACGAAACGCTCAAGCGCCTTTTCCCAGAAAGTCCTCAAGCCCAAGAATTTATTGATTTCGTCATAGATGCTTTGAATAAAAGCGGAGACTTTAGTGCGGACGGCTTAATACTCATCGGGTTCAAGCTTGGCTGGCCGTTCGATACTTACTGCAATACCAAACTGGATTTGATTGAACAGGCCATAAAGTTCTCTTCAAGCTTTGTCACGTTTGAGGAATACTTAGCTTGGAGTAAATCAAAAGCGCCGGCCTGCCGCTAGGACAGTTTCCGGCGCCCGCCATTAAGACGCACTTCTCAGTGTTCTCACACTGCATTCCGGCTGGGTCCGATCTCTTGGGTCGGCTTGATCCAGTCCGTCAGGCCTCATTATAAACGGCACACCAACTTGTACATTTTTTGAACAAGTTCATTCACAAACCTCTTCTCTGCCAAATCCCTTGTTTCTGTTCACTGAACGGCAGCGGAAGAGGTTTCTGAATGAATTGACCGTCAAAGGAGACAACAATGACAGATAAAGAGCAAGATGTACCGTGCGCGATTTGTTACGGGAACCTCACTATTCCAATGAGTAAGAAAGAAATGGCTGATCTGTTAAAGACTTTAATAGATCGAAAGTTGAACTTAATTAGTTTTCCTGAGAGAAACGCTGAAATGACAGCCATAGATAGAGCCAAAAGAATCCATGAGCTGTCATCTCAAGCAGTGGAAGCCAGCGTTATTCTTGAGCAAATTACTTCTGAATCGGCTCAAGAGAGTTAGCTTCTATCTTATCTCTGATTAACCTTAGTGAATTTACAAGGTTCCAAGCGTCAAGTGACCTATCCCGAGATGTCCTCTCCAACATAAGAACATCTAAGAAAGTTTTGAGATATTCCGCATCGAGGGCTGCCGCTTGTCTACAAATGGCGTTTCTATGCTCGTCAAGGTCGTAACCGAATACCGGATTAAATCGGCTGCCGTCAGGCCTTGACTGACTAAGCTCCCATTCTCGGAATTTATTGAACTCTTTAAGACAAGGCAACTCAATCTTCCCCTGATTGATGAGGGCAACAAGTATAGAAACTGCTTGATTTTGATCGAGTTTAAGTTCAGACACTTTTTCCTCCAAAAGATAGTTAAAAAGTCGCAAATTAATTATCCCGCGGAGGTGGCAGCTCGGAAAGACGAGCACTTCTTGCCTCTCGCTGTTTACCCATTTGAAACTTTTCGATAGCAAGGAAAAAATATGCTCCGTTATAATTGCGTTAAGGAGGTGCCGAGTGGTCGAGAATATTAAAAAACTGCTGCCATATGCGAACGTCACAAAGACGTGGCTTGTGAACTTATCCGTGGGCGCGTTGGCAATCGGTTTGTTTCAAGACAATTGGCTTGGAATACCGGCAGGACTTTTATGTTTCCTCCTGGCTTTGTGTTTGGTTTATCTCGAAGAGAGGTACTTGAAATGAATGTATGGATTGCAACAATGATTCTGGCCTTGGTTGTGTTCTGCGTGATGGCTGGATCAATTCTCTACTTTGCACACAAAGGCTAACTAGCTGTTAGAAATTTTCGAATAACTCAAAAGCTCGCTTCGGCGGGCTTTTTTGTTACCTGTAAACAAGGTTAATTATGAAATTTGAACCCAAAAAATTGAAATTCGTTCACGAGTTTCCGGAAGATCGGGAGTGGCTGGATGAAGAACGTCTCAAGGCCAAGCTGGTTTATTACGATGCCGTGATGATCGGTTCGATCAGCTATGACAGTGACGCCAAGTTATTCAATATCTGGTTTGAGGATTTCAAATACAAATATCCTAACCAGACAGCGGAAAACTCAGTCAAGCCAATGGAGATGCAGAAAGAGAACAATCATTGTTTTGAAACTCTCAAGATCTGCAAGGAAGTAATTTCCGAGGTTCTGACTAAGTTCCTTCCGCAGGTCGAATATATCCGGCCAGCGTTTGAGGAAAACGAATCCAGCCTGGATCTTTAAAACCAGTGACACCCCGGAAAGACGGGGCTTCTTCAGACCATCTTCATAAGCTCCCCAGGCTTTTACCAATAACTGTTAGTTCCAGTTCAGCGCTTAAGGGAGCTTTTGAATGTGGTCTTTTTTACATGGTTTTAAGGAGAGAAAAATGGACCTGTTAGTAGATGAACAAAAACAGATTTTTGATGTTGCTGTTGAAGACATTTTGAAAGAACGAGGTTCTGCAATTTGTCTCACTGATGCTCTCACGTATGCAGAGCGCGCTGTGGTGTCCGCCCTGCTCTATGGAAAGAAAGAGGTGACACTTGATCTGGCTCACGTTGTTTCGACTGCTGAGGCCCAGAAGGAAGTCAAGGCGCTCTTTAAAGAGTATGCGTCGAATTTCATTTCTGATCTGGTGTGGCAAACGATTGACCGAGACATCTATCCAGATGTTAAAAATTAAGGCCTTTACAAGTCTCCATGAAAGTCGCTAAACTTATCTTGTCCGCAAAAGCAGATGCGGGATTGGCGTCCCGACATTAGGCGATCAGTCGCCGAAAGGCGTTTTTTTATGGCTGGTCGGCATGATGCCCTGAAACAGGGCACCATCTAAAGTCTCTACGAGCGGGACTTTCGGGGTATCGAAAGATACGCCGTTTCCTAATGACGGTACGCCAACCCGAAGGTCTGCTCACCCAATTGCAGTTGTGAGACAGGTCCAAAACTCAAACTCTCGATGTCTCTTTATAATTTCCTCTTTATACGATTAACCCCTTAGGAGGATGGTATGAAGCAAAAGCCAATGGATAAAGAGTATCTCATTCAAATGATCGAGGGAATGGCAAAGAAAGAAGGAATGCCTGAGCTTGACTGGGGAACTCTTGTTACTCTTCTTGTTGATGTTTTGACAACTGAGCCTCTATCTCATGAAGCTCAAGCAGTTTTAACAGGAATCGCTACTTCTGCTTTAAAAAATGCAGGAAAAGATTATTTGAATGAACTTTCAGATAAAGACTTGCCGAGAGCTTAATTCTTTACAAATTACCGCAAACTAACTAAACTTGTCCCAAGTTCTAAACAAACTTGTGATAAGCGGTAGAAATCCGCCCCGTTAGCTTGCGGGATTTTTTATGCCGAGCGTGCAGAGAATACAAGACCCGCAAGGGGAATAATCTCGCCTGACTTATCACAGGTGTTTAGCACTCGGCGCCCTCTAAACAAGGGCAAAACTAAACATAGTTGATAAGGAGATAGTCGATGACTACTCAAGCAAATATGGCTTTAATGCCTGTCGTTTCTGTTGTTAATAATCAAGTCACAGCTCTATCTACTGATGTAGCCCGATTTTTTGGGAAACGTCATGATGCAGTTATAAGAGACATTAAGAATCTTTGCTCAATTCTCCCATCTGACCGCCTCCACAATTTTGTGGAGACAGTGGTAACTAGAGAAAATCCCAGCGGAGGGGCTCCAATCAAATCAAAAGTCTACCGCATGACCCGCGACGGGTTCACCTTGCTTGTCATGGGATGGACTGGTGAGAAAGCCCTTCAGTTCAAACTCGCATGGCTTGATGCTTTCAACAGAATGGAAGAACAACTGCGCAAGCAACAAACTTTTGCTGAGCAGGACAACGCATTAATCTCCAATGAGCAGCAGTACGAACTCTCCAGCCGTGTGATGCGCAAAACTCATGCCCTGTTTGGAAACAAAAACTACAGCTTTGTTTACCGAGCACTCAAGAGACGCTTCCGCATTCCTCGCTACACCTGCCTGCTGCAAAGAGATTTTGAGGCCGCGCTGGCATTCGTTGACGCTCTAAAGGTTTCGGATTTCAACGTCCCTGATGTAAAGGAGCGAGAAGTTCCTCTACAAAATTACGTCGTTCAGTATCCGAGCTTTACGATTAGTTCTTCGAGTTCTGAGCCGCTTCCGGCTGTTCCGGCAATTCCTGTCAGCAAGCATTACATCACTGACAACGAGCTCCAGGCGATCAAGTCTTTGATTTACTACTTCGATGACTTGTTCAAGCCGCAAATTCAATGGGCCTCAAAAGAGGCCTACAGGCAGGGACGCCCTGACGCCTCCCGCTTCTACGATGTTTGGCATGAGCCGATGTGGTTCATCAGCCGAATGAGACAACTTGTTTCTCGTAACTCTTAACTTCTCTTCTTAAATCCCCGCCTGAGCGGTAAACAAACTGAACTCCTTGGAGCTCGGGTGGGGAGCCTTTTGCCTATCGGAGGCAATCATGAATAAAAAATTTGATGATCTGTTAGAGGACGATCTCGCATGTTTCCTCTGCGCTCTGATCGCCTTCGCCCTGTTTTTCGGTACGTTGACCTTAGTCCTCGGCGCCGATGCCTTTCAGAGGTGGCTGCTATGCATGTAACTCCGAGAACATGCCCCGGGCCAGGAGATCTCTGGCAAATGAGCTGGCAGGAAGAAAAACGGCAAGCTGAATATGAACGGCTCCTCGAGAAGTTCTTTGAAGAGTACATCCCTCGCTACTGTGACGAGCGGATCAACCAACTGGCCGAGAACGGTGAGGATGAACGACATCCTGAGATTGAGCCTTTGTTTGATGAGTATCTGAAGGAAAACGAATGGCGGTAATTACTGACGCAGAGCGTAAAAAACAGCGCAACCGAGAACTGAAGCGCGAGTACTACGCAAAAAACAAAGAAAAGAGGGTTGCGCAGAGCAAAGAACGGTATCGCAAAAGACGCGAAGAAGAATTAGCCCTGCGAAACGATAAAACACCAATCCTCCCGCAGACCCCTTTTTCAGCACTATTTACAGATTTTTTTATTGATAGGAATCCGAAAAAATGACTAACGAACAAAGAACTGCATGGTTAGAAAGTAGGCGCACAGGCATCGGCGGATCGGACGTGGCAGCGGTTCTTGGGTTGAACCCATGGAAGACGCCGCTCGACGTTTGGAACGATAAACTCGGACTTTCTGAAGATAAAGAAATGTCCGAGCCTGCTTACTGGGGAACCGTACTTGAAGACACGGTCGCAAAAGAATTTCAGCTGCGCACCGGCAAGAGAGTTCAAAAGGTTTCTCACCAGTTCGCCGATCCGGAAACTCCTTGGGCGATTGCAAACATCGACCGGGCAATTATCAATCCGGAGATTGCCAAAAAAGTTCGGCCGCTACTGAAGGTTGAAGAAATTGAGAAGTATGCCGACATCACGGGCGTCGAGCGCATTATTAACACGGATGTCGCATTTGAGGCTAAGACGGCAAACGCTTTTACCGCCGATCTCTGGGGCCCGAGCCAAGAGCTCGAGATCAAACAAAACAATCTCAGAACCGAGCACGTGATCCCGCTCTACTACGAAACTCAAATTCAGTGGTATTGCGGGATTTTGAAACTCAAGGGTATGTACTTGTCCGTCCTAATCGGAGGATCGGACTTCCGGATGTACTGGGTGGATGCCCGCCCGGACGTGTTCCAAGTCATCAAAGAAAAGTGCTCCCGCTTCTGGAACGAAAACGTTCTGAAGAAGATCCCGCCTGACCCAATCAACATTGACGATGTACTTCAGTTATATGGCAAAAGCAATGGAAAAGCTGTGGAGGCTCAGGGTGAGCTTGCTATTGATTATGGTGAGTATGCACGTATTGCTGGTGAAATTAAGGAACTCAAAAAACAGCAGGACGCACTCAAAACCAAGATTGCAATAAGCATGAAGGACAACGAAATTCTCACGCTTGATGGCAAGAAAGTCCTCACCTACAAAACACAAACCTCAAAACGCTTTGATTCGGATTCCTTCCGTAACGACCACTTAGATGATTACTACGACTATCTGAAAGAAAGCTCAACACGTGTCATGCGTGTGTGCGCTTAGTCTTTTAGATTGCTGGCTTCACAAAATGGGCAGGGTTTCTACTGATGAAAGGAGCGGTTTTGTGTAATATTCGCTTCGAGCACTACAGTACGGTGCAACAAGAAAAGGCTTTCTCGGTTGAGCCGAATCAACCGAGCCAAATTCCCTCCAAGCCTGCACAAGCGGGCTTTATTTTTGCCTCTGGCTTATTTCCCGTAACTCTTAATCAACCCCAGCCCCTCCAGTGCGAGGGGCTTTTTCATAGGAATAAATTATGTCCACATCTGACCAACTCGCCGCAGCAGTCGGCGCACCCTCTGCACCAGTAGCCAAACCAAAGACAAAAGCTCCGGCAATCGTCCAGCAGGTTCTGTCCGACCAGTTCAAAAAACAACTGGCTCTCGCTGTGCCAAAGCATTTAAGCCCGGACAGAATGGCAAGAATTGCCGCGACCGAACTGCGTAAAACTCCAGCCCTTCTCAATACCACTCCAGCCTCATTCCTAGGTGCTGTCATGCAGTCGGCACAACTTGGCCTTGAGCCTGGTTCTGCCCTCGGCCAAGCCTACCTAGTTCCTTATGGAAATCAGTGCCAGTTAATTCTTGGCTACCGCGGCATGATCGATTTGGCCCGTCGCTCCGGACAGGTTTTGTCCCTCTCAGCTTTTGCTGTCCACGAAGGTGACGAGTTCAACTACCAGCTTGGATTGCATCCGGACATTCATCACGTGCCGAGTTGTGAAGCTGACCGCGTTAAAAAGCCCATCACTTTTGTCTACGCTGTCGCAAATCTGCGCGGAGGCGGATACCAATTTGAAGTCATGTCTCGCGCCGAGGTTGAGGCTGTTAAAGCCAAGGCCAAGTCAAAGAACATCTGGAACACGTATTTTGAACAGATGGCTCTGAAAACGGTTATCAGACGCCTCTTCAAATACCTCCCAGTTTCCATCGAGGCCCTCCAAGTTGCAAATGTCGATGCTAAGCGGGAAGCCGGGGAAAAGATCGACCCGAACGACGTAATCGACATCAACGCCATCTCGGTCGAAGACTTCAAGAATATTGAAGATGGCGAGGTTATTGAAGCTCCACAGGAGGCCTCCGCATGAGCAGTGTCGAGTTCCTGTGGCATGACCACGAATGCTACATCGTGAAGTTAGACGGCACGACTGTCGGAATGCTTCACAAAAAGCATAACCGGATGTGGACGATGCGTCCGGATCTAATCGATGATCCGGAGCTTCTCACTTTCCTTCTCGACTCATTCAGCACAACGTTCTGGGAGCTCTTGAGAGAAGCAAGGCACGATGTCAAGAAGGCACTCTTGCAGTATGAAGCGATGAAGAAGTAAACAGGGGCCCTGCGAAAGCGGGGCTTCTCTTTTGGAGAAAATATGGCAACAAAAATTTACGGCACCTCGGATGATTTGATTGAGTTTGAAGGTGACATTTACGATGAAATCGGAGCCTATAAAGCTCAGGACAAAGGGATACTTTTATCAGATGGCACAGTGCTCGAATGCTCGTATCCCAAGGCTCCGGGGCTAGGGGTTTGGGGATTCAAGCTGATCCGTGCTGGAAGTCTTTTTGATCGGATTGAAGAATGTAATGATGAAGATGCTGAGGTCTATTCAGACGTTGTTTTCTTCAAAGACGGACTAACAGACTTCTGGGAAATCCTCCCCGAGCACAAACAAAAAGCCCTTGATCTTCTAAACAAATACAACATAGAAGAATTGATCACCGTATCTCCTCACGAACAACTCATGCAGTGCATGTATGACGAGCAAGAATATTAACAAAGCGCCCTCTTCGGAGGGCTTTTTTAATGGAGCAAAGAAATGAGCAAACCCTTTGAAACTACCTTTGCAACACTGCGCAGAGGCGCGGCCTCAATGGAAGCAACTGAGGCCATGCAGCAGGTCGTCAAATCCGTCTACGAAACAGGAAAGCCTGCAAAACTCGTTATCGAGCTGACCGTCAAACCAAACACCAAAAACGGCGGAATGGTTGAAGCTGTGATTGTTACCGACAAAATCACAACCCGGATCCCACAAGAGGCAGGCCAGTCTGTCCTGTTTGTTAATTCAAAAATGGAACTTGTTTCCAACCTCGAACGCCAGGGAGATTTATTCCCTGAGATTGGAAAGGTAGATAGAGCGCCGATTGACATTGATGACGACGGCGTAATTCATCATCCAACTAACTAATGGAGGAACTTATGGATGAAAAGCAAGAACTAAAGACACTCACGGAAGAAGACCTCAGAGAGTTTTACCCGGACATTCAGTTGCCAGAAGATTTAAAGGCACCGTTCGTTTTTGACGTTGAAGGCGTGCCCATTGTTGCGCGACCCGTAGGAAAGCACTCCTGGGAAGTCACTGACAGATCGGACCTTTTGAAGACTCCGACCAGGATCAAAAGCGACCTCCTCTTCCACGACCTTGAGTCATTCTGCAGATACGTCAAAGACTACAAGACAGAATCCTCAACTCTTTATGTGACGACGGCCATCAAGAACCTGACCTTCGGCGCCAAAGCTGTTTTCAATGACATCAAGCGAAATCAGCCAAACTGGAGAGATCAGATCGCCCGATATGCTCCTATCACAAGCGCCGAATGGGATGACTGGAAATCCAATAACAAAGAGCGGATGTCGCAGATCGGATTTGCTGAGTTCTTGGATGAACACATCGCGGACATTGTGGGAGATGGAAAGCGAGCACCCAGTGCTGCAGAAGTATTGGAGGCAGTCACAAACCTGAACGATGTCCGCAACGTAACGTTCGGCTCTAAGGTCTCTTTAGCAAACGGAATGGCCTCCTTCGTCTATACCGAAAAAACTCCTTCCGGAGCTGTTTCTGAAGGACATGTCAGCGTCCCCGCTGAGTTCTTGATCGGCATTCCGGTATTTGAAGACGGCCCTGCCTACACCATTCGAGCCAAGCTCCGTTACAGGATTGACCGAAGCAACGGAGAGCTGAAGCTGTGGTATGAACTACAGCAACTGCAACGAGTGTTTGCCAAGGCGATGGAAGCTCACGTCCAGAAGTTGGAAGAACTTTTGTCCGGAGAACTGCCCATCTATTCCGGCTGTTAATAAATAAGCCTTTTAATCCATACGGCACTCTCAATCGAGGGTGCCAAACAAAAGCGCATTGAGAAATCAGTGCGTTTTTGTTTTTATGGAGAAATCATTATGAAACCGATACTCGATCCGATGTGCGGCTCAAGAATGTTCTATTTCGACAAGAACAATAAGTCCGTGCTCTTTGGGGACATCCGCGATGAAACACACTGGACACGGCAATACAAAAAGTTGGAGATTCACCCGGATCAGATCATGGACGCCAGGGACCTCGAGTTTCCCGATAACTCGTTCCATCTCGTGATTCTCGACCCTCCTCACCTGATCAACTGCGGAAAGACTTCTGACATGGCAAAAAGCTACGGCGTTCTGGAGAAGGCCTGGCATGCAGACATGAAAAAGATTTTCAACGAGGCCTGGCGGGTTCTGAGGCCAAACGGCACTCTGATTTTTAAGTGGGCTGATAAAGATGTAAGCCTAGCCGAACTGCTTTATGTACTCGAACGGCAGCCAGTCTTTGGCGATAAGAAGCCGTCAGCGAACAAGGCGGGGACCAATAGGTTTTTCTTAGTTTTCTTCAAGGATGAATGATGGGCAAAATTGAAATCACAAAAGACGAGGCGCTGCTGATGATCCGCCTCGTTTATTTTTATCTGGACTGCGCCTGCTGTATGGAAAAACGTGACAACAAAGAGATTGGGGCAAGCATGGAGCTGAAGAACAAACTGAAGGAGCAGGTAAACAAAGTGCTCCAGGAGGAAAACAATGAAGCTAACTAATGCCGTGGAGTTTTACTCGTGCCTGATTGCAATCATGGACCACTACGGCTATGACCATCAGGTATACGAAAAATTGCCGGAAGAAGTCGATGAATTGCAGGAAGCGTTTGACGCCTACTTTGATAAACCGTCCCCGGAACATTGGCACCATGTCATTGAGGAATGCGCCGATGTCCACATCATGCTGGAACAGTTCCAGATGCTAATCACTCCGGAAGACAAAAAGGAGTTCGACAAGATTTGTATGGACAAACTGCATCGAGAAATTGGAAGAATTGAAGCATCAGAGGGACGAAAATGACAGATATTGACTATGACAAATTGTCCAGCATGGTGGCCGATAAACTCTCCAGTCAGATTGCTGAAAAGCTGATTCAGAAAACTACAAAACTCACGCTAAGCAAACCTGAGGTTGAGGTGAGAATTGGCTTTGCTCCTGGATCGTCTGCCGCCCGTGAAGTAATGAAGGATCCGAAGTTCCCTAAGCCTGATGCTTTTTCCGAGAATGGGCGTGACCGTTGGTACACAAAAGACATTGATGACTATATGGAAAACAAAAGACACGCCCGAGCCAAGCTCGCTATTTCAGCCGCTTAGCAATTTCTTCAGCGCTCGCTCTGTAATATCTTTGAAGCATCTTTAAATCTTTGTGCCCCGTTTGTCTTGCAAGCGCCAGGACATCTAAACGGGGCGCCCCTGTTTCTGGATCAGGGCTCGCGGCCCACGTCGCAAAAGTTGCGCGGCCGTCATGAAAATTCAGCCCTTCTTTGATTAGTCGGTTTTGAGAATCGTACTCAGGGCCAAGACCGGCTCTGTCCCTCACTTTCCGGAATAGCGTATCCCTGTTGTGATCGTTAAGTCCGCCAAATACACGTGGTTCATACTCGAGCTCCATAACAAGTTTAAGAATTTCCCGAGCTCTTGCAGACAAGGCCACGTCTCTTCTTGACAATGTTTTTGTAGCCTCAGCAGGCACATGAAGCACGTTGTCACCTAACCAAGAATATTCAATCTTTAAAAGCTCACCAGCTCGCATTCCCGTTTGGCAACTAAAAAGGAACGCTGCCACGGCCAACTGCATTTTGTTCTTTGGCACGGTTTTCCCGTCCCATCCGCAAGCCTGCAAAAGTTTCTCTATATCCTCGTCTGAAGCAACTCTCTCGCGGTGCTCTGGCTCCCGTGGTTTCTCCACGCCTCGGCACGGGTTCACATCTGTAAGTTCGTTTTTAATAGCGAATTGAAAAACGTCAGAGAGAATTGTCAGCTCCCGATTGACCGTGGACGGGAGCACATTCGTGTCTCTGTTTTTTGCGCGCTCGTTAAGGCGGCGTTCAATGTAGTTTTCAATCGTCCGCTTTGTGAAAGTTGATAGAGCTTTAGTCCCCAGCTTGTCACGCTGGAGCCTTCTCAGTCGGATCTCTTCTGTACGTTTGGAGCGTTTCTGGGAAGTGACTTCGCTGATGTATTCGTCAATCAGCGCGGCCAGAGTGATTGATGAAGAGCGTTCTTCTGCGCTAATGTCTAACTCAGCCGCAAAGCGTTTTGCCTCAGAACGTGTTTTAAATGTTTTTGAGAATCGCTGTTTGTTTCCGTCCGCCTGAAGTCTGTATCCGTAAACTTCATACGTGCCGCACGGAGTTTTTCTTATTCCTGCCATATCCGCCTCGAGAATTTCCGTTAGCGTTTCCGTTAAATTTCCGTTATCTAAACCTGAATATAACGAGATATGCCAAAACGGACAACAAAAAATCCCGTAAAAACGAGGCTTGACGGGATATGACAAGTAGGCCTGGTGCCCGGGACTGGACTCGAACCAGCACGCCCGTGAAGGCGCTAGCACCTGAAGCTAGTGCGTCTACCAATTTCGCCACCCGGGCAACAGAGAAATGAAATTTTACCTATAAGATTCGATTTTTGCAAACACCTATATAGACTCTATTTGTAATAAATTATTTCAAATGAGCTTCGATTTCAATTTATCGGTCCCGGAGAATGCGAAGGGCAAAAAGAAAACCTCGCGAATCTGCGAGGTCTCAGGAATAAATCTGGTGCCCGGGAATGGATTCGAACCAGCACGCCCGCGAAGAGTGCGTCTACCAATTTCGCCACCCGGGCACAGTAAGCCGCAAAATTATTTATCCTCAAGGCAAACGGTTTTCAAGGCCCTGTCACACCATCA